TGGTGATGCCTGTGCGCCAGGGTTTTGAGGGGCTCTTAGACAATAAATGATGTCAGCCTGAGAGTCCCAGGACGGGTCATGTTGCATGTCTCGTGCGATATAGTCGGCACATGGCAGATGAGACAAGGGCATTCTTCGAGGGGCGAGATCCCGCGGGGCGGTTGCTCTTCACCCTGTACCCGCCGGCGGCCGGGGGAGTGACAGACATCCAGCTCCACATCGTCCCCGACGTGCCGGCGGACCGAAAGCACCTGTTCTCCGACGACTGCTGGTGCATCCCGCGGGTCGAGTTCAAGGGTGCGGCCGCCGAAAGGGCTGCGTGGATCTACACCCACCAAGTGCCAGAGAAGCGTCACAGTGACGGAAGGAGTGAGCATGTCCGGCGGGAAGATGCTCGGCAAGGAGGCCTGGTCGCGGGCATTCCGGCTGCCGACGAACTCGAACGACCAGACCGCGGCGAAGCGTCGCCGCCGCCGGCGCGAGGCCCGGACGTGGAAGAAGGAGGAGGGCTGAGCTATCGGCCTACGGCTGCCGAGATCAAAGCCCTCCGCGACGACACGCGATCGCCAGGTCGAGACGGCTACTACTGCGCCCCGGTCTCCCTATGCACAGAGGCTCTCACCTGGGCCCGGGGCGACCGACAACGGGCGATCGAATACATGCGCCTGAAGCGATGAGGCCGCGACACGTCAGCCACGACTGGCGCAACTACCAAACCTGCCAATGCGGGGAGCCCGGGTGCCCCTCGTACCGAAGGAGATTCATGCCATTCGCCCCCGAGACACCCTACGAAGACCTGTTGCGCGACATCCTGGAGACTGGCAAGTCGAAGGATGATCGCACCGGCACCGGCACGCTGAGCAAGTTCGGCGCCCAGCTGCGGTACGACCTCACCGAGGGCTTCCCGCTGGTCACCACGAAGCGCGTCCACTTCAAATCGGTTGCGTACGAACTTCTGTGGTTCCTCAGTGGCGACACGAACGTGAAGGCGCTCAACGACAACGGCGTCACCATCTGGGACGAGTGGGCCGACGCCGGCGGAAACCTCGGTCCTGTCTACGGCGCGCAGTGGCGGCACTGGCATGTCGAGGACGGAGGATCGTCGTGGATTGACCAGATCTCGGCCGCCGTGGAGCTGCTTCGCGAGGACCCTGACTCGCGCCGGAACGTGGTATCCGCATGGAACGTCGGTGACCTCAGCGACATGGCACTTCACCCGTGCCACATCATGTTCCAGCTGTACGTCGTCGACGGCCGGCTCTCGCTGCAGGTCTACCAGCGCAGCGCGGACATGTTCCTCGGTGTGCCGTTCAATATCGCCTCGTACGCGCTCCTCGCGCACATGTTCGCGCAGCAGGCCGGCCTGCGGGTGGGTGAGCTGATCTGGACCGGCGGCGACTGCCACATCTACAACAACCACGTCGACCAGGCGCTGATGCAGCTCCGCCGACGACCGCGGCCCTACCCGAGGCTCGTGCTACACCACGCGCCGTCGATCTTCGACTACCGGTACGAGCACATCCACCTCGTGAACTACGACCCGCACCCGTCGATCAAGGCGCCGGTGGCCGTCTGATGGGGGTTCGAGTATGGGCCCAGAGCCTCAACGACAACGAGCTGCATCCGCTCCACGTGTTCCGGTTCCCGGGCGGGGAGTGGCACATCGACGTGGATAAGTCGAACCTGGACGGCACGACCAAGTATCGGTGGATCGCAGAGGTAAGGGGCGCCAGCGCTGAAGACCTGGTTGTAGCCAACCTCATGGCAGACACCGCCCGACAGTTCCTGGAGGAGCGGTTCCTCCTGATTCCGTACCTGCCGGCGGCCAGGGCCGATCGGGGAGTCCCGTCCGGCCTCGGCGTGTACGGAGACATCATCAACGCGGGGAGCTGGGACCAGGTCATCTCTCTGGATGTCCACAATCCTGCTGCCGCGTATGGCGAAGTGAGCGGCCTGCTCAGCCTGTCGCCAACGCCGCTCCTCGCCGCCACGGTCGAGCACCAGGACGCCTTCACTGGCGTCATCGCACCTGACGCCGGCGCCGAGCAGCGAGCCCAGGACGTCGCATCAACGCTGGGCGTCGAGCTGGTCGTCGCCGACAAGAAGCGCGACTTCGCCACCGGCAAGATCCTCGGCATCACCTGCCCTCCTGTCGATCCGCGGGGCAACTACCTCGTGGTCGACGACATCTGCGACGGCGGGGGCACCTTCATGGGCCTCGCCGACGCAACCGGCCTGGATCGGGACCGCCTATCCCTCTGGGTCACCCACGGCATCTTCTCGGGCGCGAGCTCGCAGCTGTGGGAGAAGTTCAAGGCGATCTACACCACCGACAGCCATCCCGGCTCCGGACAGCTCGGCAAGTACACCGTCAAAACGCCCGTGTGGCCCTACATGATTCGGAGAATCGTCAAGTGACCAAGTTCGCCCCCGTTGCGGCCCTGTTCCAGACCGACGCCTACAAGCTCGACCACCGCAACCAGTACCGACTCGCCGGTGACGTCACCCGTGTGTACTCCAACTTCACGAACCGCAAGAGCCGTCTCCCTGGCATCGACGAGGTCGTCCACTTCGGGCTGCAGGCGTTCATCCAGAAGAACCTCGTGGAGGCCTTCGAGCCGTTCTTCGCTGCGGACGAGGACCTGGTGGCCGATCTGTACGTGGAGCGCGTCACGCAGATCCTCGGGCCGAACACGATCGGTTCCGACCACGTCCGCGCCCTGCACCGGAAGGGCTACCTCCCGCTGCGGTTCTGCGCGGTCCCCGAGGGCACCCTGGTACCGATCCGCGTGCCGTCGTTCACGGTCGAGAACACCGATCCCGAGTTCTTCTGGCTGACCAACTACATCGAGACCGCGCTGTCGGCCGGCGTCTGGCAGGCGTCCACCTCCGCGACGATCGCCCACGAGTACCGCCTGATCCTCGACCAGGCGGCCGAGGCCACCGGTGGCGCACCCGAGGCCGTGGACTTCCAGTGCCACGACTTCTCCTACCGCGGGATGTCGTCGCAGGAGTCGGCCCAGCTGTCCGGCGCGGCCCACCTCCTGTCGTTCAGCGGCACGGACTCCTTGGTCGCCCTGGACTGGATCGACCGGTACTACGGCGGCGAGTACGTCGCTGGGTCGGTGCCGGCGACGGAGCACTCGGTGATGTGCACGGGCATCGAGAAGATCGGGGAGCAGCAGCTGTTCTCCCGGCTGCTCGACCTGTATCCGACTGGCATCTTCTCCGTCGTCTCGGACACCTTCGACCTGTGGCGAGTGCTCATCGAGTTCCTGCCGGTGCTCAGCGATAAGATCCTCCGGCGCGACGGCAAACTGGTCATCCGGCCGGACTCGGGTGACCCGGAAAAAATCATCTGCGGCGACCCCGCGAGCTCGGACTGGCGCGAGCGGATGGGCGTCGTGAAGCTGCTCGACCTTGAGTTCGGCTCCACGGTCAATGAGGCAGGGTTCCGCGAGCTCGACCCGCACGTGGGTGTGATCTACGGCGATTCGATCACCCTGAATCGGGCGGCGTCGATCACCGGTCGGCTCGCTGAGATGGGTTACGCGTCCACGAACGTCGTTTTCGGCGTCGGCTCGTACACGTACCAGTACAACACCCGGGACACGTTCGGCAGCGCCATGAAGGCCACGTGGGCCGAGGTGGACGGTGAGGGCGTGAACCTGCTCAAGGACCCGATCACCGACGACGGAACGAAGCGCTCGGCCACAGGCCGCCTGGCGGTGCTCAGTGACGACGACGGGCGCATCGCACTGATGGAGAAGGCCCCGGCTGACATGGAGGCGCTGAGCCTGCTCCAGCCCGTCTGGGAGGACGGCAAGTTCGTGCGCCGGCAGACCTTCGCCGAGGTGCGCGAAGTCTTGGCCCAGTCGTCTCCGAGCGCCCTGACCTACGCCTGATGTGGGTCGTCACCATCAACACCTGGGACAACGGGTCGATGTCCCCGCGCATGAGTTGGCCTGACGCCTTCGAGTTCATGGGCTGGCTTACCTCGATCAACGTCCCCGCCTACGCACGAAAGGTAGCACCATGATCCCCACCGCCGCGACGATGTACCGCCTCGTCGAGTTCGACGCCGACAGCATTCTTCTCGACTTCGGCACCGTGGATCTGTTCAACGAGATCCAGGCCCGGCGCCCGGGACTGGACCCGTCGAGGATCGAGTTCCACAGTGAGGGCGCGTACTTCCGAAACGGAGTCCTCACCACCGACCTCACCAAGCTGGACAAGGGCGAGCAGCCAGCGTTCGTGCTCATCCGGGCGGAGATCAGCGAGTGACGGTGGCCCTCCCACGCTTCGCGATGCTGTGCTTCGATCGCGAGACGAACGAGTTGATCATGCAGGCCGAGAACGTCGAGCTGGTGCCGCCAGGAATGGCCTACGAGGTCGACAAGCCCGAGGATCTTTATCCGTGGGATCTCGACCGGCATTGGACCATTCCGCCGCGCCGACGCATCGAGGCGACGTTCCGGTTTCTCGACGACGAGAAGCTCGGCTACGCCTACCGTCGCATCCTCACCCGCCGCGAGCGGGCTGTGGTTGAGGAGCTGCTCAGTGGCGTGGGCTGATAAGGCCCCGCGGCCGAAGTCTCTGGAGTTCCAGGTCAATCGGCCGATTCGCCTGGAGATGGACGGGTACGTCTGTCAGATCCAGGGTCCGCAGTGCACCGTCTCGGCGACCGAGGTCGATCATGTGATCCCGGTCGCCGAGGGCGGGGGCGACAATCTGGAGAATCTCCAGTCCATCTGCTCCGAGTGTCACAAGCCGAAGACCCACGCGGAGTCTCGGCGGTCGTATCGGCGCAACCGGGAGAAGGCCAAGCACCCGTGGACGCGGATCAAGCACCCCGGATACGTCGACTGAGTCCCGAGATCCCGATTTAAGCCCCTGTGGGGCAGTATGATTGACAACAGAACGTCACGATGAGGCGTCAAACCGCGAAAGTAGCATAAGCATAGCGGAAGGTCTCGGCGGCTTCGGGTGCGGCCAACACCCGCGGCCCGGCTGGGGGAGTTACCTCCTATCATCCCTGGAATCAGCCAACCTGCGCCTCATCGTATCCCCTTGCCGCATAGCTCAATTGGCAGAGCTCCCGACTATTAACGGGTGGGTCCTGGTTCGAGTCCAGGTGCGGCAACTGAGAGGCCCCAGCAGGGAGCTGGGGCATAACATCGCGGCATGCACTCCGCGCTCTCTTGAAAACCTCTCCCGCCCAAGAGGATAAGTCAGGTCGCGCCTGGCATGGGCACAGCCTCACGTGTTGATCGTACGAAGCTGCGTGGGGGGTCCGAGGGTCTAGCGGGACCTCGTAAATATCTCCCGCGAAACTTGCGCGCCAGTGCGGGAAGTTGGGTGGCGTCGAGAGCCCTTGAATCTCGTTGCCTGTCTCGTAATCTGAATGTAGCGGTGGGATGCGCCATCGTCGCCCGATATGAAACCGAAAGGGCCAAAACAACGCATCCCTTCTGGGTCCGGTTTCTCCGCAGCGACGTCATGTCCGCGGGCCGTCGACCCGTTCTGATCCCGACATGGGAGTTCTGACAAATGAGTCATTCCATATTCGCCGCTCGCGCAACCGTTTTGACGGTGCGCGATTTCGTTGTATCTGGGGCACGCTGATGGGCGCCCGCGGACCGGCCGCCAAGGACCCGTCCGAGCTGACCGGCCATCACTCGAAGTCTGTTCTCGCCGGCGACGGCTGGGAAGAGATCGACCCCGACGCCGCGGTACCCGAGGCGCCCGAGCTGCCCGACTGGGTGGAAACCACCGACGTCGGCCGGGCTGTCTACGACTACCTCACCTCGATTCCGCAGGCCCAGAAGTACGGCCCGGGCACTCACTGGGTGCTCTGGATGTCGATCCCGCTGATTGAGCGCTACTTGGCCAAGCCGGGATCTGAGAACTACAAGGCCATCCTGTCCACCCTGGGCAGCGCCCTCCGCCTGACCGAAGACGACCTCGCACGCGCACGCATCCGCATGGTGAGTGCCGCCGAGGCTTCCGACGACCCGTCAGAAACCAGCCAGCAGAACGCGAAGGTCATCGCGATGCAGGAGCGGCGAAACCGACTCAAGGGGGGCTAATGCCCCACGACGTCGTTCGCGCCCCGGGGCACGACCGCGACCTGAGCCTCGGGTGGCTCGCCACTGCCTGGATGGAGTACTTCTGCGTACACGGCCCAGGTGACATCCAGGGTGAACCGGTCGACCCGATGATCGATGAGTACGTCGCTTTCATCGTCGACACGTACACCCACGACAAGGATGGCAAGCGCCTCTACGACCACGTCTTCCTCTCCCGGCCAAAGGGTTGCGCGAAGTCTGAGGTCGCCGCACTGATAGCGATGTTCGAGGCGTTCGGGCCCTGCCGGTTCGACGGCTTCGCGCAGGGCGGCGAGGTCTTCCGCGATCCATGGGGCGCGGGATTCGAGTACGTCTACCAGCCCGGCGAGCCGATGGGCAAGAAGCTCCAGACGCCGTTCATTCGCTGCATGTCGACCACGGAGGACCAGTCCGGCCTGGTCTACGACACCATCTACCTCAATCTCACCGAGGGTCCGCTCCAGTGCGCTCTGCCGCGCAAGGACATGGCCGGCCTGACCCGCATCGTCATCCCCGGTGGCGGGGAGATCGTCCCGTCGTCCGCCGGCTCCGCATCGAAGGATGGCGGCAAGGACACCCTCGCGATCTTCGACGAGACGCACCTCTACAACCTCCCGGGCCTGCGGTCGATGTACAAGACCGTCGCTCGAAACCTGGTGAAGCGCCGCAAGACTGCCGGCACCTTCGCCATCGAGACCACCACGATGTACGCACCGGGCGAAGACTCGGTCGCGGAGATGACGTACAACCTGGTCAAGGACATCAAGTCCGGCAAGGTCAAGCGCACCCGTCAGTTGTTCGATCACCGCTACGGCGACATCACACCCGAGGATCTCGGGGACCAGGAGAAGGTCCGCAAGGCGCTCATCGAGTCCTACGGCGACTGCACCTGGAACGACGTCGACGGCCTCATGGACGAGATCTACGGCGCCCGTGACCCCAACGACCTCACGTCGATGTTCCGCTACTGGTTCAACTCGCCCTTCTCCGCGGAGAACGCCTGGATCGCCTCGTGGGAGTGGAACGGTGCCGGCCTGGTCGACGACGAGGACCTGGACCCGGACGAGCCGAACCCCAACCCCGACCCGATCAAGGCCGGCGACACGATTGTCCTCGGATTCGACGGATCACGGAAGCGCCGCAAGGGCGTCACGGACTCCACGGCCCTCATCGGCTGCCGCGTCAAGGATGGCGCGATCTTCGAGATCGAGGTCTGGGAGCAGCCCTCGGAGTGGCGAAGCAGCGAGGGCTGGGAGGTCGACACCGGCGTCGTCGACCTGAAGATCCGCCAGACCTTCAAGAAGTACCGCGTCGTCGGCTTCTACGCCGACCCCGCCCTCTGGGAGACCTGGGTCGCGAAGTGGGAAGCCCGCTACGGCGACCGGCTCAAACTCAAGGCAAGCGGCACCCACCCAATCGAGTGGTGGATGACCGGCGCCCGGGGATCGAAAACCGTTGCTGCGCTGGAAGAGTTCCGGAACGCCGTCCTCGACCGCGAGCTCAGGCACTTCAACGAGGACATCCTCAGCGGCCACGTGCTCAATGCCCGCCGATCCGAGACGCCCCGCGGCGTCCAGATCCGCAAAGAGAACCCCGACTCACCCCGCAAGATCGACGCCGCGGTCGCCGCGGTGCTCGCCTGGCAAGCCCGCCTTGATGCCGTCGCCAAGGGCATCGGCGAGGCCCCGAAGAAGCGCATCGCTCGAAAGATCCGTTAGGACAACGCATGCAGGAATCCGACGACGTTGAATCCCCAGAGTTCTGGTTCGACAAGACGTTTCAGCAGTTCACCCTCGAAACCGAGGAGAGTGACCGCACGGCGTCGTGGACCAACCGGCCGAAGGACCGCCGAGAGCGACTGACGCTGCTCTGGGACTTCGTCACGGGCAACCCGCCGCTGCCGTTCATCTCCGAGAAGTATCGGGAGATCTTCGAGCAGATCATGCGGAAGACCCGGACCAACTACGCGCTGCTCGCGGTCGAGTCCATGGTCGACCACAGCAAGGTCGCCTCGGTCACCACAGAGGCCGACGAGGACTTCGACGGCGACGAGTTCGCCGCGATCGTCCACGAGGCGTCCGGGTTCGAGGCGATGCACTCCGACCTGCAGACCTTCCTGTTCGCGTTTGGCGAGGCCTACGCGCAGGTCGTCCCGCCGGCGGAGGGGCTCGACGCATCGGTCACCCCGCCGATGATGGTCGCCGAGGACCCGCGGTTCTGTGTGGGCATCCCGAACCCGCTCCTGCCTGGCCGACTGAAGTCCTGGGTCAAGGTCTGGAACGACGACGTCATGGACCAGCAGGTCGCCACGTTCTGCTTCGCCGGCAAGCGGTGGACTGCTCGACGGACCCCTGAGACCTACTCCGAAACCTTCAACATCGAGGAGTGGGAGTGGTCGACACTGCCGGGGGAGGGCCCGGTCGACATGGCCTACCTGGAACCGTTCGGTGGCGTCCCGGTGGTGCGGTTCGACAACAAGTACGGCATGGGCGAGTTCGAGCCCCACATCGACGTCCTGGACCGCATCAATGACGCTGTCCTGCAGCGGGTCATCATCCAGTGGTACCAGAGCTTCCGTCAGCGTGCGGTCTCCGGCGACATCGATGGCGGCGAGGACTACACCGACGACGACGAGACCGACTCGCTGATCAAGTCGATGCACGAGGGGACCGACGAGCTCAAGAACCTCTTCGAGGCCGACCCGGGATCACTGTGGCTCCTCCCTGAGGGCGTGACGTTCTGGGAATCGGGCAACACCGACTTCGGCCCGCTTGCCAAGGCGATCCAGGACGACGTGAAGGCGTTCGCATCGGTCTCTCGCACCCCGCTGACCATGTTCAACCCCGACGGCGCCAATCAGACCGCCGAGGGTGCGGCGACGATGAAGGAGTCGCATCTCGACAAGGTGCGGAACCGCCAGTCGCGCCAGACTCCGGGCCTGGTTCTGCTGCACCAGATCGCGTTCGCCATGGGTGGGCAGGAGAACCGAGCAAGCCGAGTCAAGATCCACTGGCAGAACCCCGAGCGTACGACCCTGCAGATGAAGGGCGACTTCATGGCCAAGGCCAAGGGCGTCCTGTCTCGCAAGCGCATCCTCTCCAAGGTCCTCGACATGACCCCCGACGAGATCCGCCTCAACGAGAAGGAGCTCATGGAGGAGGCGATGATGGCCGCCACGCTCATGGCCACGATGACTCCCGAGACGGATGCCGAGACCTCCGAGCCGACCCCGCCTGCTGACGAGGCCCCCGACGAGCAGGACGAGACCGCCGACGAGGCCGCCTGATGGCCGACGCGTTCCGCAGCCTGATCGACGTCTACGCGAACCGCCGCAACGCCCGCATCGCCCGCAGCCGGTCGCATCTCGACATGCTCTGGCGGAAGGTGGACCCGTACAACGGCCGCGAGGTCCAGGACTTCGCCGAGCAGGCATCCCTGCTCTCCGCGGCCAGCCAGCAGTACATCGCGATGCTGACGGCAACGAAGCAGACCAACGCGCTCGACCTCCTCGGCGCCGGCAGACTCGACTTCGCGCCGAAGGTCCCGGACGAGGTCCGCCTGTACAACCCCGACCAGGAGTACCGGTACGCGAAACCGGTTCGTACGCGCACGAATACGGGGTTCTCACAGCGACTTCCGTTGGAGGAAGTCTTCAATCGACCGGCGCGGCAGTACCGCCATCTGCGCTCGGTTGGAAAGTCGCATCAAGAAGCCCTTGATTCCTCGGCCGAGCGTGTGAAAATTGCTATAGAGACCAATGTGGTCCTTGCCGAACGCGAGGCCGAGAGCCAGACTCTCGTCGCCGCGCAGAAGAGCAAGAAGATCCTTGGCTGGCGACGAATCCTTCACCCCGAGAAGTCCGAAGGCGGATGCTGCGGTCTTTGCATCGCGGCCGCCGACCGGACTTACGACGTCAGGGAACTGCGCGCAATTCACCATCGCTGCAAGTGCGACGTCCTCCCGATCACGCGGTCGAATGACCCTGGCCTGGAGCTGAACAGCGAGGATCTCCGATCCCTGTACAGCGAGGCCGGCTCGACCGCCGGAGCCGACCTGAAGAAGCTCCGATTCCTCGTCGAGAGCCACGGCGAACTCGGCCCGGTACTGGTCTCACCCGCGGGACTCAAGATCCCCTTCTACTCCGCCACTGCACCGGATCTCGCTGCAGCAGCGTAAAGACGTTCAGCCTTCGGCCTGTTCATTCTGCCTGAACACGAAGCGCCACTGAACATTCCGGCCCGTCATGGGCATTCACACATTTCATCCCGACAGGGGAGCAATACACGCATGTCTGACACCACTCAGGTCACTGATACCACCAGCCCGGAAGCCCAGGCGGCAGCTGCCGCAGCAGAGGCCGAAGCGGCCGCCGCCAACGAAGCGGCGACGGCAGGACAGGAGCCCGGTGACAACGCGGGCGAGCCGACCGCCTCGAACGGAAAGCCGTTCGCCACGGCCAACGGCAAGTCCCTCGGTTTCCCGAAGGAGACCCCGTGGCGCGAGATGAGCGCCGACGAGCAGGCCGCCTACTGGATGCATCAGTCCAAGGGCTGGCAGCGCAAGGCCGAAAATGCCGGCGCACCCGAGGAATCGGAAGAGCTCAGGAACCTCCGCGCCGAGAATGAGCAGCTCAAGAACGCTCAGCTGTCAGACGAGCAGCGTGTACAGGCCGACGCACTCGATGCCGCCAAGCAGGCAGGCATCGACGAGGCCGAAGCGCACTACAAGCCCCTCCTTCGCAACCTCCTCCTGGAGAACATCGCCACCGGCGTGCTCGGCGAGGACAAGGCGAAGGAATGGGCCCCCACCGTTCGCGAGGACGCATTCCTCACGGACGAGGGCGACCTCGACGGCGCCGCGGTGCTCGCACACCTTCGCACGATCTACGGCGAACCCGAAGGCGGCCAGAAGGCCCCCGTTCCGGGCACCTACCAGCAGGCCGGCCAGTTCCAGCCCGGTGGCAAGACCCGCCCGAACCATTCCGCTCAGGCGGAAGCGCAGATCGCAAAGCGGTTCGGCTCCAACTGATCACCTCCCCTGAGAAGGAATCCTCATGACTGACATTGCCCTCCGCGAAACCGCCCGCGTTGTCTCGGACAACAAGGCGTGGGTCTACGCCGACATCGGCAAGCAGGCCAGCCGCCGCACGGTGACCCTCGACATCACCAAGTTCACCAAGGCAACGCACTACCCCGACGGCTTCATCCGGTCGGGCGTCCCGCTGGGCAAGGTCACTGCGACGGGCAAGTACGGCCCGTTCGACCCCGCCGCCACCGACGGTCGTGAGGACTTCGACGGGTTCCTGTGGAACTTCGCCGATGTCGTTGCCGATCAGGAGATCTCGGTCAACGCGATCTGGGACGGCCCCGGCACCATCCGCGAGAACAAGCTGCCCCTCGCTGCCACCCCCGAGCTGAAGGCTGCTGCTGCTGCGGTGCCCGCCGGCTTCAAGTTCGTCACCGCCTGATCCGGGCCCCCGAAACTACCTGAAGGACAACGCCAATGGCTGACAACATCCTCTACGATCCCGTCCACCCGGACGCGGCGACGAGCTTCGTTCGCAAGATCCCGGTCCCCTCGGACCACGTCCTCTCGAAGTACCTGCCCGATCGCGAGATCGTCGGCCAGCGAGTCGAGGTCACCGAAGCGGTTCTGATCTCGCGGACCGCGCAGTTCCGTGCGTTCGACGCCCAGCCCACCAAGCTGGAGCGAGATGGCTACAGCAAGCGGGAGCTCGGCCTCCTGCCGCTGACCGTCGAAGGCGGCTACGGCGAGCTGGAGCGCCTCAAGATCGACTCGATGCGCCTGAAGGGCACCAACGAGCAGCCGATCGTCGAGGCGATCTACGACGACCTCACCAACGGCGTCGAGGCGGTGCGAAACCGCATCGAGCTCGCCCGCGGCGAGCTGCTGTCCACCGGCAAGGTGCAGATCAACGAGAACGGCATCGTCGGCGCCATCGCCGACTTCAAGGTGCCGGCGAGCCACTTCCCGAGCGCTGCCGTCGAGTGGTCGGACGTCGAGACCTCGACCCCGATCGAAGACCTGACCGCGTGGGTCCTCGCGTACAAGCAGGCCAACGGCTTCGCGCCGGCCGGCATGATCGTCTCCCGCCAGACGCTGAGCTACCTGCAGCGCAACAAGGAGATCCGCGTCCACAACAACCTCCAGGCCAACGGCGGCCCGACCCTCGTGGGCCTGGACGTGGTGAGCAACACGCTCGCGAACTTCATGCTCCCTCCGATCGTCGAGGTCTACGACACGATCCTGAACGACCCGGTGAGCGGCGCCCCCGTGCGCGTGCTGCCGGAGAACCAGGTCATCTTCGTCACCCCGACCGCCAAGGACCTGGGCGAGACCATCTTCGGTGCAGCCACCGCGTCGCGTGCCCTCGCGGCCAGCTCGGCGACCGAGATGTCGATGGAGTCCGCACCCGGACTCGTCGGCATGGTCATCCAGGAGCCGGACTTCCCCTACCAGGAGAAGGTCATCGTCGATGGCATCGCGCTCCCGATCCTGAACAGCCCCAAGGCGCTGTTCGCCCCGACGGTCTACTGACCCTCGCACCCCACTGAAGCCGGGCGCCGGACATCCCCGGCGCCCGGCTTCTCTCATCCCACGAACCCCTCACGCAAGGACTGAATCGCCGACATGGCTCGCCTCGTCACCTTCGTTCACACCAAAGACCCCAAGGGTCGCTCCGTTCTCCTGACTCCCGACACGGACCCGCTACCCGTCTGGGCTGCCGCGGCCATCCGCAACCCGAAGGCGTGGGACGAACTGCCCGACGTGCCGACGGAGGCGGCCCCCGACCTGCCGCCGATCACCATCGGCGAGATCAAGACAACCAGCTGGTCGGAAGCCGCGGCCGCAGTGGCTGCTTCCAAGCCCGCTGATGTCGAGCCGGCCGAACCTGTCGAGCCGGCCGAGGCCGACGTCGCGACCGGTGACGCAGACGCCACCGGTGACGAGGTCGAAGAGGCCGACACCCGCCCGGCAGAGTCCGCCTCGAAGGCTGAGTGGGTCGAGTACGCGACCTCCCGCGACATCGACGTGAAGGGCCTGACGAAGCCCGCCATCATCGCCAAGGTCGACGCCTTCGATCTCGAGGTGGAGGGCTGATCCATGGCCCTGTTCGCCACGGCCCAGGACGTTTTCGACGGCTCCTACCTCCCCCTCGACCGGTCGCGTGAAGCCTGGATCACGACCCAGATCGAGAACGCCGAGGGGCTCCTTCGCACGGAGGTCCGTCGGCTGCGCAACGTCCAGTCCCTCGCCGACCTCTCCACCTTGGACGCCAGCAACGCCAAGGCCGTGATTGTCAACGCCGTCCTGCGGATGGCGCATAACCCCAAGGGCCTCAAGCGCGAGGGCGTCCAGGACCAGAGCTTCGAGCGCTTCGCCGAGGCGCGGGGCGGCGAGATCTATTTCACCGACAAGGAACTGTCCCGGTTCCGCACCACCGCCCGCCGGCGCATCGGAAACATCAGCGTCGCACCACCGAAATGGGGTCAGGTCTGATGGCCGTCGTCAACGTCCTCCGCGCACCGGCCGGCCGGGTCAAGCATGGCGAGAAGCACCGCGGCCTCGACTTCTCCCACACCCTCTACGACGTCATCGTCTCGCTCTACGACACCGACGACATCAAGGAAGCGGACGGCATGTCCCGCGCCGGCAAGAAGATCGATGGCGAGATGTCGATCAACCCGGGCGATGACCTGACAGCCTCCGACCGCGTCGAGATCGACGGCCTGATCTACAAGATCGAGGGCCGCATCATGCGTATGCGAAACGACCTGACCGGCACGGAGTTTCGACCTCGGGTCCATCTCGTCTACATGGAGGGCTGACGTGGCCCGCCTCGGCGACGGCGTCCGGTTCAGCATGAAGCGCGACTACGCCTCAAAGGCCTTGAAGTCGCCCGACATGCAGCAGATGATTATGAAGAAGGGCAGGCTCGCAGTAGCCCTGTACCGCTCGCGAGTCAAGAAGCGCAGCGGAGAGAACGCCCGGAAGATTCGCTCGACGATCACCATCGGCGGCGACAAGCTGGACCGCGTCGAGGCCCACGTAACGGCCTACGCGCCCCACGCCCTGGCCCGCGAGTTCGGCGCCATCCGCAAGCGCGGTGGCGAATACACCGACGAAGTGGCCAAACGATATGGCCGAGATGTGTTGGGTCGAGCAACATCCCGCGGAGCCCGCGAGGCCGTGCTCGGCGGCGACAACCGCAAGCGCCTGTCTGTCGTGAAGACCCTGGAGGAGAAGTGACCCTGCCCGACATCGAGCTGCTCATCGAGCAGCATCTGTCGGATGCGGTCTACACCGACACCGCGCTACCCGAGCCCCCCTGGGACGACATCTACCCCATGGCCGTCTACAACCGCCTGCCGGCCGGCGGTGTCGATCCAGACGGACTCGCCGACCGCGCCCTGGTCGGATTCCTGATCATCGGCGAAGACCGACACAAGGCCCAAGAGGCGGCCCGCGAGGTCGCCGATCTCATGCTCAACGACGGCTTCGCCTACGAGATCCACCACGACGGCCGCGACTGGCTAATCGAGAACGTGGAGCAGGTCAGCGGCGGTGCCAACGAGCTGGACGTCAACCCCGACAACCGATTCGTCGAGCTGTCCTTCTGGGTCACCGTCTCCCTGCGGTTCTAATCGCTTGCCGGCCCCGAAATCGCGGTCCTGCAACCACTGTGGCGGCACGTGGACCCGATCGTCGCGCAGTGAACCTCTCCGCCTCTGCACCGAATGTCGGTCATCGCACCACTGGTGCACCGGCTGCCAGATAGCGCATCCCCACTCCGCATTCACCCGTCGCATCGGACAGCCCAGCGGCCTGAGCAAGTACTGCCGCAGCTGCGAACGGCAGCAGAAACTCCTCGCCCGGTACGGAATCACCACCGAACGGTTCAACACCCTCGTCGAGGAGCAGCGGTCGATCTGCCCGGTCTGCGACGAGAAGCAGGACCCCAAAGACTTCGTGGTCGACCACGATCACGCCACCGGAGAAATCCGCGGCCTTCTCTGCGGCAACTGCAACGTCGCCATTGGCCACCTGAAAGACAACCCCGCCAACGCATTGCGCGCCGGCCGGTACCTCGAACGTTCACGCGCCGCGTGACTCTCGCGCTTCTCTGCGCACCCCCCTCAACTCGCTGTGGCTGACAGCGTTGATCCCTCAGCCGCGAAAACACCGCCATATCAAGGAGATTCAATGGCTGACAACAAGCTGATCGTCAACGCGCAGAACAAGCTCGTCCGCAAGATGACCGCGGGTGCGGTGCTCCTGGGCGACCTCGACACCGACATCCCCACCCAGTTCACCACCGGTGCCACTGCGGAGTTCGCGATTCCGGCCGGCTTCGAGTCGCTGGGCCTGACTTCGCGGGACGGTTCGCCGACCTTCACGCCCGAGACCGAGTCGAGCGACGTCGAGTCCTGGGGCCTCCTGGAGCCGTCTCGGTCGGACATCATCCGCCGCACAACCTCGGTCGCCTGGACCAACCAGGAGACCAAGAAGAAGGTCCTCGGCCTGTACCACAACGCCGACCTCACCGCGGTGACCTCGAACGCGACGACCGGTGAAACCCACATCACCGATCCGACCAGCCCGGACATCATCTACCACCGCGCCCTGTTCGTCGGCATCGACGGCACCGGCTCGAACCAGATCCTCATCATCAAGATCTGCCCGCGCTTCCACATCACCGAAGTCGGTGAGCAGCAGTGGGGCGCCGAGAACGCGGTCGAGTACCCGTTCACCGGCTCGGCCAAGGTCGACGAGGAGCTGGGCTACGCGGTCAAGACCGTCTTCGCCGGCCCCGGCTGGAAGAAGATCGCCGTCGCCGCAGGCTTCCAGGCTGCGCCGTAATTGACGGCCACCAGGAGCGGCCGCCCCTACCTCGGCCCCGCCGCTGTTACCTCCCCGGCAGCGGCGGGGCCGTTCTCGTACCACCAACCGGGGAAGATCACCGAGGAGTAGCCAAACATGGCTGAGTTCACCCCCGTCCATCTCGTCCACCACAAGACCCGCGAAGAGGTCACGGCCTATTCCGCGGTCGGCCTGAATAACCTTGTGGCCGCCGGTTACGCCCGGAAGAATGAAGTCAGGCAACCAGATCCGGTCGTGACCAATCCGACCCCTGACGCCGATCCCAATCCCGATGAGCAGGCTGATGCCGCCTCGACGGATTCCACCGAGGGCCCTGACAAGCCCGCCAGCCGCGCCAGCAAGCGCCGCTGACCCATCCGAACTCAGGGGAGTTTGAATCATCATGTCCAAGAAGGACTCCAAGGTCATCGAAGCCGCCACCACTGACGAGACCGCCGCCGAAGAGGCCGCCTTCCGCACCACTCGGTTCGCGAAGCTGTTCGACGAGGCGATGGCCGACTACAAGCCGGCCAAGCCCTACCCGTTCGATGCCGACCCGGACAACATCGTCTACATCAGCCGGCCGGACACGACCGAACGGGCACTCGCGCTGGCGACGATCGTCGACGACCGCGGCAACTTCGACGTCGAGGGCCTCAAGCCGATGCTCGAACAGCTCTGCGGCGACCGGGCATTCCCGTACGTGTGGCGCGTCGTTCGTGATGCACCGATCGAGGTCACTATCGCCCTCGTGATGGACATCCAGAACTGGTTCTACGGCGACGCCGCGAAGGGAACGGCGGACCTCGTGGGGGGTTCGCAGGACTCATCCAGCTGATCGAGGAGCACGGTGAGTCCATCGAGTGGGATCTCCACTCAGAACTGAACCTCGATCTGCTCGCATTCTTCCGCGGTGAACAACCGTGGCCGAAGCTGTACCGGCTCCTCAGGAAACTCCCGCAGGGGAGCCGGTACAAATCGGCGCTCGCCGAGAACATGGAGCTTGCGAAAGTGCTCCTGGAGCTCGAAGAGGCTGAGCAAGAAGAAGACTGGGTCAACGAACTCCTCGCCGACGAGGATGACGAGCCCCAAGAAGAAGAACTTTCGCCCACGTCTGCCGTCGGGCACACCCAGGAGGTCGAACTCCTGATGAAGATCACCGACTGGCTACAGACGGTCAACTCAACCCTCGTCGGAGTCAACTCCGCGAAGGGCAAACGTCCCCGGGTGCGACCTCATCCTCGCCCCGTTTCTGCGATCCAAGTCCTCAGGCGAGAACGCGAGAAGGCAGCCGTTCGAGACGTGCTGTCCGACGCCGGCATCGATCCGTAGGGCGGCATCACACCCTAGGAGCATGTAGTGGCCCTCTCTCGCTACCAGGCTGGCACTGCATGGATTCGCGTCACCCCCGACTTCACCGACTTCGGCAACAAGCTGGAGCGGCAGATCCAGGACAACTTCAACAAGACAGCAGCCCGAGTCAAGGTCGACGAGAAGTCAGTCGACCAGGCTCGGGCTCAACTGCGTGACCTGGGCCGGGAGCAGGTCTCTCCCGAGGTCAAGCCGCGGATCAGCAAGGCCCACGTGGCGAAGGCCGAGAAGCTCCTCGACGGCCTGAGTGATCGTCACCGCCAGGCCATCATCGACGCCGAGATCAACTCGATCAAGGCCGAGCAGGAGCTGCGGACCCTCACCGGCCGCCGCCAGGTCGAGATCAAGGCCGAGCTCAACACCGACTCGTTCACCCGCGAGTTCGACAAGGCTCGTCGCGAGATCAGCAAGAAGCTGTCGACGGCGCAGAACCTCAGCCCCGTCGGCGAGAAGATGCTGCGCGACACCATGTCCCGGGCGCTGAAGATGGACGCATTCCGGGCCGACTTCCTGCCGGCAAAGGCCGACTGGGAGGACGCCAATCGCCGCGCCTCACAGCTGGCGAAGATCATCAAGAACGGCGGCACCCCGAATGAGGCTGCGGCCAAGGCCCAGTCGAAGCTCACCGACGGGTACCTCAAGTCGGCCAAGGCGCTGGAGGCGGCCGAGAAGAGCCTGAACCGAGAGCGCGGTCGTGCGGCCGAGCAGTCGGCTGAACTGGCGCGGCTGGAGGAACGCCACGCCGCCGCGGTCGACAAGCTCACCAACGCCGAGGACCGCAAGAAGGCGACCGCGAAGGCCGCCGCATGGGCGAGTCGGGATCTGACTGCGGCCGAGACGGAGCGCGAGAAGATCCTGCGCCGCATCGACACTCTCGAAACCCGCCGACGCAACTGGGAGGCGAAACCCCAGCGCACCGAGAATCAACAGCTCACCCGCCGTGAAGCCCTCACCGGCATCCACCAGTCTCTCCGCGAAGCGCGCCAGCAGCTCGCCCAGAACGACGAGCGCATCAGCCTCGGCATCGACATCGACGCCCTGGCCACCCAGGAGGCCGCCGAAGCGCTGCGCGACTTCGCCGCGGCCGAAGATGAGGTCACGCGTTCAAAGGCCCTGCGTCGGCGCATGAACAGCCAGGTCCGTGACTCCGAGCGGGCCGTGCGTAGCGAGACCGAGAAGACCGAGCGCAAGCGCCAGAAGTTCGCAGCTGCGAAGACGGCGACCGAGGCCGCATATGCCGCCGAGGCGAACCGCCGGCGCGCCGAGGTCAAGGCCGCCCAGGAGGAGCTGGGGGACGCCGAGAAGGCCGCCACCGCATCCACTCACATCTACAACCGGCTCGTCGGCAAGCGCATCGGCCTGGTCAACCAGCTCACCAGCGCGATGGCCGGCCTGCGCCGAGTCGAGCTATCGATGCCGGAGCAGTCCGACGATCGCGCCCGCGCCGGCGCAGCGCTGAACGCCAACGCCACACGCACCAAGCTCACCATGGATGGCGCCGAGCGAGACACCGCGCTCACGACGATCAAGACCCGGCTCCCGGACAAGATCGCCAACTCGCAGATCGACAAGGACGTCGTCGCCCTCCAGGCAGCCATGAAGGCAGCCGCGTCGTACGACCGCCTACAGGGGCAGCTGGAGAAGCGCAGCTACTCAGTGGCCGTGGCTGAGCGCACGGAGGCCGCAGCCCAGGAGCGCGTCAATGCGATGCGCGAGCAGGGCACGATCGGTACCGAGCGTGGCGTCAAGGCGCTCGACGATCTCGCCGCGGCGACCCAGCGGGTCACACACCTCCGCCGCCAGGAGAAAGTCGCGAGCGAGGCTGCCGACATCGGCCGCCGCGACTACAACGCGGCCGCCCGAAACCTCGAAGACCGGGCGAACCTCAACCCGATCCGCCGCTCGATCGACCAGATCGACTCGCTGGCAGGGCGAGCAATCGCCAAGGTCAACGACCGGCTCATCTTCGCTGGCCGCCTGCTGTCGGCAGTCACCTCGCTGGGCATGGCCAGCATCGTCGCGATCGGCGGGCTCGGCGCGATCAACATGGCCCCGCTGGTGGGCTCGCTGACCCAGATGGTTGGCGTCCTGGGGCTCGTCCCCGCTCTCGCCGCGGCGGCCGCTACCGCCATCGGCGCCATCGCCGTCGGCGCGAGCGGCCTGGGCAACGCGTTCAAGGCCGCCGGCAAGCTCGCCGAGGCGCAGGCCAAGCCCGCCCCGGACAACTCGAAGGCCGTTCGCAACGCGCAGCGCGGCCTCGCGCAGGCGCAGAAGGCACAGGCCCGCACCGCCACCCAGGGTGCTCGGCAGATCGCCGACGCCGAGGAGTCGGTCCAGCGCGCCCAGAAGGAGTCTCGCGACGCACAGCGCGATCTGACCAGGGCCCGCAAGGACGCTCGCCAAGAGATCGACGACATGAACCGGTCGCTCGCTGGACTCGGCCTCAGCGAAGAGGACGCCGCGCTGTCGGTCGAGGAGGCTCGCAAGAACCTCCGCGAGACCCTCGCCGATCCTGACGCAGACAGCACAGACCGCAAGCGCGCCAATCTCAGCTACCGCCAGGCGATCGACAACCTCAAGAACGTCCGTCACGAGAACGCCCGGACCCGCCAGGAGATCGCCGAAGCCAACCGCAAGGGCGTCGAGGGCTCGGACGAGGTCGTCTCCGCCCAAGAGCGCGCCGCTGACGCCCAGGCGAGCGTGACCAAGTCTCAGGAGAACCTCGCCCAGACGCAGCTCGACGCCGCGGAGGCCAGTGCCGACGCCGCCGAGCGGGTCGCCGAGGCGCAGGAATCACTCGCCGAGGCTGCGAGCGGGGGAGCGACCGCGGTCGACAATGCGGCCGCCGAGTTCGAGGCTGCAATGGCCAAGCTCTCGCCGAATGGCCGCGGCATGGTCTCCGTCATCTTGGACCTCCGTGATGCCTGGGACCTCCTGCGTAAGCGTGTGCAGGACAACCTCTTCCAGGGCACCGCCGACGACATCGACCTGCTCGCCACCCGCGGACTCCCGGTCCTACAGCGCGGCCTGTCCGACACTGCGGACCAGCTCAACCGCGGACAACGCCACATCCTGACCTACCTCAGCAGCAGCCAGGGTCTGTCGAACCTGTCGTCGATCTTCGACAACACCGCAGGCTCGGCCGGCTCGTTCTCCATCGCGCTGTCCAACGGCGTCCAGGCACTGATCACGATGTCCGAGGTCGGCACTCAGTTCATGCCGTGGTTCGGCCGCAGCCTGGAGGACACCACCCGCAAGTGGCGCACCATGGCCGATCTGGCGCAGGCCGACGGCTCGATGGAGGCGTACTTCGCCCGGTCCATCGCTCGCACACGGCAGTTCGGCAGCATCCTCGCCTCCACCGGCGGGATCATCAGGGCCACCTTCGAGGCCACCTCGGTCATGGGCCTCAACTCACTGACCCACCTCGACGTGAAGCTCCGCCAGCTCCGCGAGGACATGAACGAGCCGATCCGCCAGGAGGGCATCCGCGACTTCTTCCAGGGGGTCCGCGGGGCGCTGGACCAGCTCTCCGACATCGGTGGCGCCATCGGCACGATCATCGTCAACGACATCCTGCCGGCCGTCCAGATGGTCAACGCCGTGATGTCGCCGATCATCGGCTTCATCGCGGGCATGTCTCAGGGCCTCAGCGAGCACCTCCCGCTGATCCGGACCGCCCTGCAGCTGTACCTCGGCTTCCGTCTGATCAAGGGCACCTTCGGTCTGATCGGCGCCGGCCTGGGCAAGCTCGGCGTGCAGGTCTCCGCGCAGACCGGTGCAGTCGGCGCACTGTCCCGCGGCTGGACGACCGCGACCGCCACGATGAACGGCTACATCGCTCGTGCAGGCGCCGCCACCGGTGCCACCGCCGCGGCGAGCCGCCTGGCCGGCGCCATCGGTGGGTGGACGACGCCGATCGCCAACGCGACCCAGAACATGACCCGGCTGCAGACCGCCGCGGGCAAGCTGCGCACCTCGATGTCGAACATGCTCGCCTTCGTCGGCGGCCCGGCCGGTCTCGCCATCGGCGCTCTCGTGGCCGGTCTGATCTCGTGGTACACCGCGAGCCAGGAGGTCGAGCAGGCCAACAAGCGTCTCGAAGAGACCTCGATGAAGGCATACAAGGCCGTCGAGCGTCTCGACAAGGCCATCACTGCCGGCCGTGGTGACTCGACGCCCGAGGTTGTCACCGCGGCGACCGAGCAGGCCGAAGCGCTGCTGGAGCAGTGGCAGATCCTCGACGAATCCGCACCGGGCATGTTCTCGAAGATCGGTGGATTGGTCTCCGAGGCAGCAACTCTCGGCAAGTCCGACATCTTCAACAAGCAGCTGAAGCTGCAGCTCGACGCCGAAGACATCCGCCCGATGATGGGCGCGCTGAAGGACCTCAAGATCAACGCCGAGGACATCGGTTCTGCCCTGTCGGGTACCGATGAGAACTGGGCTGCGTTCGAGGACCGCCTCATGGCCGCCGGGGCTGGCGGTATCCAGCTGCGCGACAAGCTGTTCGCCGCACGCGAGGAGATCCAGTACCAGCGTCAGGCCGTGGCCGACCTGGAGCCGGGCTACCTCGACCTGCAGGATGCCCTCGGGGTGCTCGCCGACACGGCGTCGTCGACCACGGACAAGTTCGACGCGCTCTCGCAGGCATTCAAGTCGCTGCTCCCGGGCCAGGAGGACCGCGAGGCACTGAAGGCTTTCGGCGAGGTGCTCAAGGACCTCGACAGCCAGATCTCGTCCGTCACCGACAACGGCGGGTTCGGCAACCAGCTGCTGCTCGACAACGGCGACCTCGATACCTCCAAGTCCAACGCCATCATCCTCGACAACGCGATCGAGGCCGGTCGAGATGCCATCGGCCGCATGCAGCTTGAAGGCCGCGACACCACCGACGCATGGGCGCAGTGGACCGCCAAAATCGAGACCCTCGGCGCCGCGGTCGGCATCACCGGATCTGATCTCGATGAACTGTTGACGAAGCTCTACGCCACCCCGGACCGCGTCGAGTCGGTCGTCGCAATCCAGGGCGTGGACAAGGCCGGCCAGGACCTGGTCGCCCTTCGCGCCCAGTTCGCGGATCTCAAGCCCGGCGAGCGGATGACCAAGGAGGTCAAGCTCCTCGGCGGCGAAGAGACCATCGCCGCGCTGCGTGACATGAACGCCGAGGTTGAGCCGCTGACCAACGGCAACACCCGGATCACGATCGACAAGGAAACCTTCGACCAGGACCTCGACGCCACCGTCGCCAAGATCCAGGCGTTCAGCCTGATCAGGGCGCAGGCGACCGTCGACCTGGACACCGAGTCCCTGCAGCTCAACGCCCAGCAGTCGGCGAACATCATCAACATCCTCGACCGCTACAAAGCGGACCCGGTGGCACGACTGCTCATCGACGAGCTCCAGACCAAGCAGGGCGTCGCCCTGACGAAGCTCCAGGAGCTGGAACAAGAAGAGACCGTCCCGGTCGTCGACGCCAACATCGACCCGCTGACGACGAAGATCGAAGAAGCCAAGCGCCAGATGGCCGAACTGGCAAGCCCGTTCGGCTACATCAACCGCCTCTACGGCAAGAACCCTGACGGCTCCGACCCCACGGCCGAGCAGATCAAGGAACGCGCCGCGGAGATCGAGAAGGAGGAGAAGGCCAACCAGATCCCGGCCGGAACCCCTGGCGTCCTCACTCCGGGCGACTTCGAGAAAAAGCCGGGCAACTACCACGGCGGCCGGATTCCCGGCTTCTACGGCGGCGGGCGCATGCCCCTGACCGGTCCCGGCACCGAGACCCGCGACGGGATCTACGCGGTGGGCCCCGACGGCATCCCGCGTGCGCGGGTCAATGGCGGCGAGTGGGTCATCAACCCCGAGATGTCGGCGAAGTACCACCACCTCCTCGCGCTCGTCAACGCCGACCAGCTCGCAGGATTCGCGGCAGGCGGCCAACTGCCCGGCGGGGCCTCGGCCACCGGTGGGCTCCCCAGTCTGCAGCTCGGCGCGATCGGCAACCCGCTCGCACCGCTCACCGCTGGCGTGTCCGCCCTCGGCGCCATGTTCACCTCGGCCCTCGACGGCCAGGCGCTCCCGGCATGGGCCCAGTTCGCGACCCAGCTGCAGACCGGCGCGGCGACCCTCATCAACCCCGCGCTGACCGCGGTCTCCGGTCAGGTCACCCAGATCGGCCAGCAGTTCCCGGCGGTCAGCGGCACGGCACGCGCCGCGTGGTCAGCCATGGCGGCCGGAATCCTGGAGGACAAGACCTCCTCGGTCGACCCCGCGTTCGACGGCATCACCGGCGGACTGTCGACCGTGCAGGCAGCGTTCGGCGCCAGCGTCAACAACATCCGCACCCAGTGGGACGGAATCCGTTCAGCCACCGGCGATCCCGTCCGGTTCACCATCGACTCGGTCTTCAACGGCGGCCTCGTCGGCATGTGGAACTCCGTCGCGGAGCTGATCGGCGCCAAGCCGATGGCTCCGTACGTCGCGAAGTTCGCCACCGGCGGCGTCCTGCCCGGTTACACCCCGGGCCGCGACGTGCACCGCTTCACCTCGCCCTCCGGTGGAGAACTGCACCTGTCCGGCGGCGAAGCGATCATGCGCCCCGAGTGGACACGCGCAGTCGGCGGCCCGGCCGCCGTCGAGCGGATGAACCGCGACGCCCGCCGCGGCGTGGCGGCAGTGAACGCGCAGGCCGCCGGGCACTACGCCGAAGGCGGCGTGGTCTCGATGGGCTACGGCCTGCCGCCGGGCACGAACATCAGCTACGGCAGCGGCGGATTCCCCGAGTGGGTCTACCGCCTCGGTAAGGCACACGGCGTGCAGGCGTCGACGTACGCCGGCCACCAGGAGTCCGACCGCGGCGAAGCTGGCTACGCGCCAAACCCGCAGGGCCTCAACCGTGGTATCGACTGGTCGGGCCCAGTGCCGAACATGCATCGATTCGCCGAGTACCTCCTCGGCGTCGCTGCACGCACACCGACTCTGGAACAGATCATCTGGCAGAACCCGATGACGGGCCAGAAGATCGGTTGGGCCGGCCGCAGCCCGGACGTCAGCGGCAGCTACTTCGCGTCCGACTACGCCGGCCACCAGGACCACGTCCACACCCGGCACAGCGGACCGATGATCCCCGGACTGCCCGGTGGTTCGATCATGGGTCTCGTCGCCGGCCAGGCGATGGACATGGCCTCCATGATCCGCGAGATGCTAACCCCGAAGGCCGAAGAGGTCCGCAAGAACATCGGGGCGAAGAAGTTCCCCGGCGCTGTCGGGCAGCTTCCCGGCCAGGTCTTCGAGACGGCATTCAAGTCGATGACGACCAAGGCCGCCGAATTGGCCGAGGCCGCCACCGCCTACACCGGACCCGCCATCGCCGCGGGCGGAGACGTCGAGCGTTGGCGCCCCATGGTCATCGCCGCCCTGCGCCGCAACGGATTCGAGCCGAACCGTCGCAACCAGGACCTCATGCTGGCCCAGATCAAGTCCGAGTCGGGCGGCAACCCCTCGGCGGTCCAGACGGTCGTCGACGTCAACACCGGCGGCAACGAAGCCGTTGGCCTGCTGCAGATCGCCAAGGGCACATGGCCCGGCGTGCGCGACCCCTCGCTGCCCGACGACCGCACCGATCCGTGGGCGAATCTGAATGCGGCCCTGCGCTATTACCGTGGCAAGTACGGCGAGGACCTCGGTAAGATGTGGGGCAAGGGCCACGGCTACGACCGCGGTGGCATCTTCGAGGACGGCACTTTCGGGTTCAACACCAGCGGCAAGCCGGAAGCAGTCTTCACCAACCGACAGTTCACGATGCTCGACGAACTCGTCGAGGCGCTGCTCAACCCGAAGATGTTCGCACGCCTGACCGGCCAGACGCCGGTGTCGGCGACCGGTTCCACCCCGGCCCCGCGAGTCACTGAGGTCGACCCCGAGACCCTCGCGCTCGGAGAGACTGCAACCAGCGACGCTCTGCATCCCGAGGTGCTGGAGCTGTACAAGAAGTACGGCCTGACACCCCCCGGTGCTCCCGCGGACAACCAGGACGACGCCACGGCGGCGCAGGCTCCGACCGCACCGCCGGCCGACACGTCGACGACGAATCCGTCGCTGCCGACGGATGGGGCGACGCCGCAGGACACGAACCCGCCCCTGCCGACGGACGGCTCTACGCCTCCGTCGACCACGAATCCGCAGCTGCCCACGGACTCGAACTACTCCTACACCCCGACGCAGCCCGACCCGGACGCTCCGGAAGATCCGCTCGACAGCTACAACGGCCCGTTCGCCGACATCCTGAAGAAGAGTCGGATCATCGGCCAGGCTGCGCAGGGCCTCGCCAGTCCGGATGCGATGGCCCGACTGGGCGACATCGACCACGACTACAAGCGCGCCAAGGCCATTAAGCAGCGCCTCACCGTCGCGTCGAAGTACCGGGCCGATTCGCAGGCGCTGGCGGACACCCTCCGCGCCGAGGGCAAGGAGAAGGAAGCCGCAGCCATCGAGGCTGGCATCACCGCCCGCGAGCGCGAGATCGCCGGTGGTGACCCGCAGAAGCTCGCGGAGCTCGCGTCGCTGGCCGACGGGGACGCTCCGAGCGAGCAGCTCCGGGTGCAGGCCGAGGACCAGTTCAAGGCGTACCTCGCCGAGAACGCCTTGGGTATCACTGACTCGGTGTTCGCGGCTGGCGCTGGGGTAGTGGGCAACTCGGGCGCCGGCGACATCATCATCCACGGCGGCATTCGCACCAACAGCTGGAACGAAGCTCAGCGCAAGATCGAGCGGACCCAAAAGCGAAAGTCCCGCCAGTCAGCACGGGCAGGATTCCGATGATCATCAACAACCCCGCGATGTTCCTCAAGGACCAGCGGACCAAGGTTATCTACTACGGCATCGACGGTTCCGTCTGGCATCTGTCGGGATACGGGCAAGGCGCCGAGGGGGCCACCCTCGGCGTCGAGCCCGACAAGTTCTACATGGCCGACATGGAGAACCTCTACGTCGAAGGCGCACGCCAGGATGGCGCCAGCTACCAGGGCACCAACCTGCCGCGCCGCGAGATCGACGTCGAGATCCAGATCGCGGGCAAGACCGTCCGGGAGTTCATGTCGCGCAACGACCGGTGGTGGCGAGCATGGTCGACGCGCAAGGCCGGCGTGCTCGCCGTGTTCACCCCGGCAACCGGTTGGCGCTGGATCAAGGTGCGCCTTGGCGGCAACGTCGATACGAAGTGGGGCAAGGACCCCTCGCTCATCAAGGCCTCCGACTACGACATGACCATGGCGGCCGACGATCCGCTGTGGCGCAGCTTCAAGCACAAGGCGCACTGGAAAAACAACGGCGGCACCGGATCTGGGATCATCCAGCTCCGCAACTGGGCCGACCACGACGCCTACCCCGAGTACGTCATGCCCGGGCCCGGAATCTACTCGATCCAGGACGGCCCTGGTGGCGAGATGATCAAGCTCCCGTACATCGGCTTCGGCCAGACGCTGCGACTCGATACCCACCCGCTGCGGCTCATCCTCCGCATGTACGACAACACCACCGGGCCCGACGGCCGGTCGTTCTGGCGGCAGATGGATAACGCCCGACGGTTCCGCGGTTCATTCGAGCCCTGGAGTGAGGGCGATATTCGCGTCGCCGTCGACGGGGGAACGACGGAGTCCCAGGTCTTCGGCATCCTCTCGCCGCGATTCCTGCGCCCATTCTGACCAACCTGTTGCGTATCTCGTACTACAGCAAGGAATCCCGATGACCACCGCTATCGGTGCCGGCGCGACCTGGAACCCCCAGGCCGCGGCCTCCTACATGCGCGAGCACGACGTCGAGGAGACTGCCGACCTTCTGGACCCCCGGGTCGAGGTCCGGATCTTCGACAAGGTCTACGACCTGGCCGAGTTCGCCCAGGACTACATCGAGCTGGAGTTCTCGTTCAAGCGCAACGGCACCGGGGCGCTGTCGATGACCCTCCCCGGCGACTCGGCATGCCGCGACCACATCTTCAACAACCCCGACGGCGCCGACGCCATCATCCCGATGATCGTCGACACCGCCGGCGCGCAATGGTCCGGCCAGATCGACACCGCGGCCATCGTTCTCGACGACGACGGTGTCGAGACGATCGAGATCACCGCCCTGCACGACTGGGAGTGGTGCAACCGAGTCGCCATGTGGCCCTCGCCTTTTGCGCCCCTGGAGGCACAGTTCCCCAAGCGGATGATCGGGATCGGCCCGGCATCCACCATCATCAAGACGTTCTACCGGGCGAACCTGCTTCGCCTGCAACTCCCACTCTGGCGCATGCCGGCGCTCAACGAGATCTTCGACCCTGAGATCTTCAGCCTGCCGAGCACCGCGGAGTCCGACGCCGTTGGATCACTCGCCGGCGGGGTCATCGGCGGCGTTGTTGGCGGGGTCGCGGGGGCCTTCGGTATCGGTGCCGATCCGAACTTCCCGGTCGCCGTGGTGCCGTCCAATCCGCTCAAGGACACGACCAAGTGGTGCGCCGTGTCGGCACGTATGCAGATGGGCGGCGAGCTCTTCGAGCAGGTCCTGAAGGACTCGGGCCTCGCGCTCGTCGCCAAGGTGTGGATGCCGGGCGAGCACGAGCAACCCGCACCGGGCCACTACACGCTGACCCGACCCACGATCCTGCTCGACGTCGAGGACCACACCGGAGTCACCGGTCCCACCGGAACCGTCATCGACGGCATGCTCTGGTGGTTCACCGAGCTGCTGGAGGACATGGTCACCGAGGTCCTCTCGCTCAGCGATCCTGAGCACGGCGGCCTGGTGGCAGATGACGACCTGGGGCAGATCTCCAAGTGGCTCGGCCTCCGCAAGGCTCGGCCGGACGTCGTCTGGCTCGACGGGCAGTACTCGGGCATCGTCTCCGGACAGGTCACCGTCCACAAGCCCATGGCCCGGGACATCATCGTCGGCGGCCGGTCGCCGGGCTGGGTCAACAGCCTCATCGACGTCGGAATGTCGCTGCTGCTCAACTACATCGGCATCCTCGCGGCCGCCCCCGGCCTGTCGTCCCTCTACACCGGCCAGTTCGACGACATCCTGCTCGCGTACCAGCGGTTCACCGACGCCGGCCGCGCCAAGCGCGCTGGGCCCTACCTCTACCACGAGCACGTCGTCGCCGACGCCTCCGCGGCTTACACCATGGACGGCACGATGTCCGGCCGGTCCGGCATCTGGGACACCCGCGGCTACGTCTCGAAGACAGTCAAGGTCCGGGACGCCTCGCCCTACGTGTTCGGCACAGACTACGACATCGGCCACCTCGTCGGATACGAGCTCGACGGCGTGATCTGGACCGACTACGTCACCGAGGCTACGTTCCGCGACGACCGAGAAGAGCGGGCGTTCTGGGACATCACCATCGGGGACGGCTCCGACGAAGAGTCGGGAAGCGTTCGCGCACATCGAAAGATCTCGGGCCTGTTCTCGATCGCCAAGGATCTCGCGACCGATGTAGGCGCCGACCTGGGCCTGGGCGTGATCTGAGAGGCCTGTTTCACCTGGCCGGACGGCGATACGATCGTACTGAACGATCTGGCCGTTCGGCCATTCTCTGCGCTCACTCCATGCGAGTTCGACTGCGCACCCCTCATATTCACGATTGGCGGCTGCTTATGGCTGACAGAGTCATTATCCTCCCGCATGTCTATCACGTTCAGCAGACCGGATGGACCTGCGGCCCTTCGGCTTTGAAGATGGTTCTCTCGACGTTCGGCAAGAACGTGCCCGAGGCGACCCTCGCTAAGCAGTGTGGCACCACCCAGGACGGCACCGGCGACATAAACAACATCCGGCCAGTCGCGAAGCGGCACACCGGAGTCGACTGGTCGCGACATGGTGCGCCATACGACCCTCCGACCCCGGCGCAGAAGGACCTGCTCTGGAAGACGTGCGTGGAGACGATCGCCAACTCGCGCCGCGGCATGGTGATCAACATCTGGGCGCCGGCGGACAATCACCCGCCGGGATACCCGAACTACATGATCATGCACTACATCTGCGCGGTAGGCATCGACCTCGACCGGCGGCTGATCTACATCGCCGACAGTGCGCGGTTCGGCGGCATCGAGCACTACTGGCTCGGCCTCGACAAGCTCGCCAGCCTCATCCCCCCGAAGGCATGGATGGCATTGGCCAACCCTGTCACCCCGCGGCCGGCCGCCGAGCCCGACTTCTTCGACGGGTTCACCGCCGACGAGTTGCGAATCATCATCGCCGCGGCACGTCAGGTCGGCGACCCCCAGGAGGCGTCCGCGTGAGCTTCCGCAGGGTCTACGGCAATGACTGGTCGGAAAACGGCTGGCGCATGTGCGATTCCAACGAGACCGTCGTCGTCACCGTCGCAGGGATGAAGCTGCGAGTGCGCGCCGGCTACGCCGCCACCGTCCTCGAAGCCTGGGCCCGTTGGTACCACGAGAATGTCGAACCCATCGACCTCTATAAGCCCACCGACGACTGGGGCTGGTCGGCCACGAACGACGTCGCGACGAGCAACCACCTCAGCGGCACCGCGTTCGACCTGAATGCAACCCAGTACCCGTGGGGCGAGGATGCTCGCGACATCATGCCGGCCTCGAAGATCGCCAAGATTCGCGAGGGCCTAAAGCTATTCGAGGGCAACATCTTCTGGGGTCAGGACTGGTCCTACAAGGACCCGATGCACTACCAGCTCAACCACGGCACATCCGCCGGCACGGGCGCCTCGGACCGCCTCATCCAGTTCTGCAATCGGCGCATCCGTGACGGGCGCCTCATCACCGATCAACCCACGAAGGAAGAGGAAGGCCTGATGGCTGCAATCTCCAAGGAAGACGCCACGACCGTAGTCGGCGCGGCAATCCAGACCGGCTCCCCGCAAGAGGACAACGGCAAGCGCGGCGACGACGCCGTGTTCGGCCCCCGTGCCATGCGGCATCCCGATCTGTACAACGTCGCCGGCGGTGCGCGACTGGCGAAGGCCCGCAAGAAGCTTGCCTATCTGCGCGCCATGGTCATGGACATCTGGAACGAGGTGGTGTTCGACGGCTACGTCGCCGAGGTCGAAGATCCCCGGCTGGACGAGCGCAAGTTCGGCAGCCCGGTCGGCTTCATCCTGGCCGCACACGCGAACGCCCGCGAGGCCAACCTCGTCTCCCAGCGCGTCGCCGAGAACCTCGGCGTCGACATCTCCGACATCGTGAAGGAGGCCTGAGCATGGCCGAAATCAGCGTCCTCGACATCCGCTCCTGGTCCGACGTCCGGGCCTTCATCCACGTCGCCGCACCCACTGTCGGCGCGACCCTCATGGGCTCGTCTGCGTTCATGGGCGAGCACGGAGCCGCACTCACCGCAGTCATCGGCCTGCTCGTCGCACTGACCAGCCCCGCCCTCTCGGTCGCCAACACCGCGAGCGGCTTCCGAGCCTGGTTCTACCCGGTCCTCGGAGCCGGCGGCGCGGCCCTGGGCACCTTCGGCATCGTCACCGACACGCAGTGGGGCCTGTACAGCGCGATCGCAGTGATCCTCCTCGGCGCCGGCACCGCGAGCGCGAACACACCCACCACGTCCTCGTGGTCGATCAAGGCTGATCCGGCAGTCGTCGCCGCACGAGCCCCGATCTCCGAATGATCGCGCCACATGCTTATCACGAAGTTCCTCAAATGGGTTGACAGCGAGAGTCTTCGGCTGCCGCAGGCAATCATCTACTCCGCCTTCTGGCTGGCCGGGATCTACATGCTGACCCTCAACCGGACCCCATCGGTCGTCACCGAATCGATGGGGCCCGGTTGGCACTTTGCCTGGACCGCCATGCTCGCTCTCTGCCCGGTCGTCGTGCTCGTCGGCTACCGAATGACCGACCAATACACAGGCCTGTCGCTGCAGCTCGGCAACAACGCTGCGATCACCCTCTGCCTCCTGGGCTACGGCGGCGCACTGATCGAACAGGGCCAGCTCGGCAAGGGCACGTTCGCGCTGTTCACCACTCTCGCCCTGGTTCTCGTCACAGCCATCATCACCCTTCGCGACTGGCGCCGACTCCAGTTCATCGAGGCCGTCGCAAAGGAATTGGACGAAACCCCCCATGAGCTCTGAACTCGTCAACCTCTTCATCGGCCTCGGTGTCGGGTCGATCATCGTCGCCGTGATCAACGGCCTCTTCAACCGCGGCAGCAACAAAGCCGCGGCGGCCAAGCTGGTGACGGACACAGCCAAGGTCGCAAACGACATGGTCCGCGAGATCGCCGACGACATCCGCGAGGACAACGAGTTCCTCCGCACCGCGCTCGCTCAGCTCAACACCCGCTTCGAGGAAACCGACCGCCGACTGGGGATCATCAGCGCCCAACTCGCTCTCGTTGTGCGCGAACTCGAAGCCTCGATCCCACTCCTCGATCAGGCCGGGCACCTCCAGCACGCCGACCACCTCCGCCAAGTCGTTCACGACGTCCGCGACGAGAACTGAAGGACCTGTCACCGATGACCACCTACGACGAACTGTATGGCCCGCCCGTCGATGTGCTGCACCCGACGATCAACGTCTACGCAGTCGACGACGGCGAGGGCCTGCCGATCAGGCACCTCGCGATCATGCTGACACCCGGCGAAGGCCGCATGGAGCTGCCCCGCGGTCGCAAGGGCGACAAAGGCGACCAGGGCGAACCAGCGCGGCCGTGGACGATCATGGGCGACAAGACCACCGAGGGAATCGCTGCACTGAACCTCGGCCCGACCGACGCCGGCCTCGCATGGCGCAACTCCGACACGAACGCACTGCACTACTGGTCGGGTGGGGCCTGGGTCGTGCTCAGCGAAGCGTTCGGCACCGAAGGTCCCGTCGGGCCCGCAGGCTCGCTCCAAGGTGTGAGCATCGTGATGAAGGCCGCCGGCACCGAGCCCGAGGCATACGTGTCCGGGCCATCCGGCAACCAGACCCTGAATCTGCGCATCCCGGAGAAGCCGGGCCCGAAGGGCGACACCGGACCGGCGGCCGCCATCTCGGTGGCCAGCGACTACGACAACACGATCCCCGCCGCAACCGGCGACGTCCTGACTCGACAGACCAACGGCAAGTGGGCCCCTGGCAGTTCGCCGAAGATGCGCTACTACAGCATCCCCGAGGGCTCATTCACCGACACCGGTGAGATCTGGAGCGGCACCCGCCAGACGCTGACCAGCTTCTCCCTCGACCAGCTGTCCTACGCCTCGTGGCTGGAGATCACAGGCCACCTGCGCGGCGCGTCGGGCATCCCGGCATCCAGCCTCGCGGTCGAGGTCCGGGTAGGCGACGCAGCCACCGGCGAGCTGATCGCCCGCGGCATCACCACGACCCGCAACGGCGAGCACATCATCAACGTCCGGCCGCACTACTCGACGAACGCCCAGCCCAATCGCATCGCATCGCCCGGCACGGCCGTGGGTGTCATCCCCGCCAACCACACGGGCAACGCGGGCACGATCTACGTCACCGCCATCCGCACCAGCGGACTGGGTTCCATTCGCGTCACTGCCGACGACGCCCAGCTACTGATCAAGCGCTTCCCGGCGGCCTGATCCCATGAACGACAACTCCCAGCGGTCCGCTGAAATGCTGCTCCGGCACTTCAGCGGACTCATGGACTCCCAGGCCGCCGACACCCAGGAGCTGTTCGACTCCTTCCTGCCCATCCAGGACTTCGTCAAGGCGGTCGTCGACACCCTGGGTGGCGACAGTGGGGCCCTCGGCCGGTTCCTGAGCACCTGGCTCGATTCGATCGACTGGCTGAACGTCGAGAACTGGGCCTTCGAGGTCCCCGGCCTCGACATGCTCCAGCGCGTCGTCAACCAGGTCATGGACATCCTGAACGGCCTGATCGTCACCCCGATCAACAACGCGGTGGCTGGAATCAAGGACTGGTTCGCCGGCCTGCTGGGGTGGCGCAACAACACCGACACGGCGATCGCTGCGACCGACGGCAAGGCGGGCGATGCCAAGTCCCTCGCCGAGGCCGCGCAGGCGATCAGCAGCCAGATCGCGTCCAACATCAACGCACTGGGCAAGGGCTCGGCCGTAGGCGAAGGCCCGGTGGCCGACATCTGGGGCACCATCGCCGACCTCATCTTCCGTGCATCCGACGCACAACAGCGCGCATCTGACGCCCAGTCAACGCTCCAGGGACTACTCAACCGGGACGAGGCTGAGCAGTCGGGCGGAAACAGCGGCGGCGACGACTTCAACCGCGACAACGCCGCATCCCTTGGGAGCAACTGGGCGCAAACGATATTCGGCCACGCCAGCGCCAACGTCATCGTCGAGGGCAACGCCGCGGTCGCCGCGCATGGCGGCGGCAACGTCCCCGACACCTGGATCTACAACCGATGGGTGGGGTCGGTGCGCCCCGCCACCGACTTCCATCAGGTGACGTTCATCGGCACCGGACGCTTCGGCAACCTGGGAGACCCGCACAACAGCGTTCTCGGACGGTGGGACGGCGCGTTCGTCGGCAACTCTCCGCGCAACGCGGTCATGCTCACCTACTCGAAGAGCCAGAACCTCACGCTCACCAAGTTCATCAACGGCGTGCAGACCGTGATCGCCCAGCGAAAGATCACCATCAACTCCGGCGATCGACTCCAATTGCGCTGCGGCACAATGTCCTCAGACAAGCAGTTCCAGGCGCTCGTGAACGGTTCCGCGGTACTGACGGTAACCGACAACACCACGCTGATGGGGGAGGGCTACCGCGAGACCGGGATGGTCCACTTCATCTCGAACTCGTTCGGTATCGGCCACCTCCCGGCAGCCATCGCCGATTGGTCTTTCTCGGACATCCCCGGCGCGGGTAGCATCAGTGGCAACGGATTTCGGGTCTACCGGACATCCGCCACGGCAGTATCCGTCTCGGCAGCCTCGCAGGTCCCGAGCGGGTTCTTCGACAACGCCGACATCGCTCCCAACCTGAACGCCAACCTGTCCGACCGCGGCCGCGGAGTCTTCACCATCCCCAAGTCCGGCTGGTGGGACATCGAGTTCAAAGTCGATGGCCAGAAGACCTCAACAACACAGGGCACCTGGGTCGTGGACATGCGCCTCTACTACGGCGCGAACCTTGAGTTCAACACGCTCATCGGCAAGCCGGCGTACGTCAAGACCGCCGACAACAGCTCGACCTACCAGATCCCCGGTGGGCTCGAATCGCGCTGCCGCCGATACTTCCCGGCTGGCTACAAGATCGCCCCCGGCTTCGGCGTCGACTGTGACATCACCCAGGTGATCGCCGAAGCCAGCGGGTCGATGGTCAGCTTCTCAGCAGTTCTCCTCTCCTAACCCGAAGGGTCACAGTGGAATCCGTCCAGTTCACTTTCGACAGCCTCCCTGGTGTCACGTTCACGGCGACTCGGGGTGGCGACAACGGCGACCAGTGGATCGACATCGTCTTCCATTCTGATGCGGACGGCGAGTTCCTTGGGCAGGTCGGCACCACCGGCCCTGGCCTGCAGCCGAATCAGTAAGGGAGCCAGACCATGGCCGACATCACGTTCATGCACGTCACGGGGCAGTGGGGTCACGTCATTGACGACACCACGCTCGACCCCGACTCCGACCCCGACGAGGTGCGCCCGACCGGGTCGATTCGATTCACCCCGCAGGTCGACTGGCTCCCAACCGGGACGCCCACCCGCTCGGTCTCGGCCAGTCCCGTCTCGGCCACGATCGAACAGGGCGAGATCCGGGACCTGCAGGGCCGTAACGGCGTCCGCCTCGTCGCGACGATCGGCGGACAGCGCCTCCGATGGAAGGCCGAGATCTCCATCAAATACAAGGGCACCGCCCTCATGACGCAGACCGTCACCTTCCGAGCTCCTGCCGACGGGTCAACCACGCTGCGACTCAACGACGTCGCAGCCGACAACGCCCCAGTTGACGACGGCCGCCAGCCCACCCCGGTCGCCGATCTCAACCTCCCCACGATCGGCGACTACGTCTACAGCTACAGGCTCAGCTCCGGCGAGTTCCCCGCCGGCTCGGAGCTGTACTACGCCATCGGTGCCGCCCCCACCCCGGATGTTCGCTGGGACTTCACGATATCCGGTGGTGAAGCAACCATCCGCGTTCCGGGCGCCGACATCGCGGAGGTTACAAGCGCCGAGTCCTACTGGCTCATGTTCCGGCAGTCGGCCACCGGGCCGGTCATCGAGCTGCTCACTGGAAAGGTCCGCAAGAAGTGATCCTCATCGGCGCCGACGGCGCGAATGTCGCAGTAGCCGACGACACTTCAGGAGTCGTGCGGCCGCCGAGCACACCCCGCACCATCCTGATCCCGGTGCCGGGAACGAAGGGCGACACGGGTGAGCGGGGAGCGAAGGGCGACAAGGGCGACCGCGGCGACAAAGGCGACCTGGGCCCCAAGGGCGACAAGGGCGACAAGGGCGACCAGGGAATCCAGGGCCCGGCGGGGCCCGCGGTCTCCGAGGCTGACCAGGTCGCTATCGCACTGCGCCCCGAGGGCGTCTACGCCTGGCACGACCACCTCGCATTCGGCAAGTTCGTGCCCTACCCGACCTACGAGCGCCGCACGGGGTCTACCTGGGCAGCGGTAGCCATGAACGATGTGCTGAAGCAGGCGTTCGACTCGCGGGAGCTGACCTCCGCCGAGTATATGGCGGCAGACTCGGCATACGACGCAATCAGATTCACCTGGAACAGCTCGAACCTGGCCTATGCCGGAATCAAGTACTTTCTGATCGCACTGGCGCACAGCGCCGTGGCCCGCACGATCAAATTCTCGGTAGAGGATTCCGTAGACGGCGTCACGTGGGTCGCGAGAGGCACGCTCACCACTAGCGCCAATGCGTCCACGGTGTTCGTCCCCTGCACTCAGGGCGGGTCCGGACAGACCTGGCTCAGGCTCATCGCGGAACGCATCGCCGGCACCGGCAATGTCAACTTCGCGTCGATCCAGACCATGACACAGCGCAAGGGCAACCAGGGTGGCGGCAAGGAGAATGAACTCCCGTTCTCCTGGGATGTCAACCGCACCGTTGCATTCGACGGAATCAAGATTGCCCGGGCTGATGCCGCCGCGGGTCGGTATCTCCGTGCCACAGGTACGGATGGGTCGGTGGAGTGGAGCGACGCCCCCGTCGTCACCTCGGGCAACCAGAGCATTGCGGGCGAGAAGACATTCACTGGCCTACTTCGGGCATCGGGCGGCGCCAACCGAAGCCTGATTATCGACGGGGTCAACGGCAACCACTCGATCGAGATCGGACGCCAGGACGGCGCCGCCTCCACTCCGTTCATCGATTTCCATTCAGGCGCAACTGCGGTCGACCACGACGCCCGCATTATCGCATCAGACGGAAACGGCACACAGGCCGGCGGAAACCTCCAAGTCAACGCCAACCGATTCCGAACGCTGGCGTACTTCGAGCCGCTTCGCCCCACGATCCTGAGCCCCGACACCCGGTCGATCACCGGCGAGATGACGACAATCAGTCGCCCCCTCACGGTGTGCAGCCCGTCCACGGCCGACATCACCATCACCCCGCCGAGCACCGCCGCCGAGGGCCTAGTGTTCACGCTCATCAAGAACCTCGACAACCCGCACAAGGTGACCATCCCCGGGGTGTTCATCGGCTACGGCAGCGAGGTTGTTCTTCGGGCTCAGGGTGACACGGTCACGTTCATGACCACAGGTGTAGCGGGGACATTCCGCATCCTCAGTCGCACCATCGCCGCCGACGTGGCCGGGTTCGAGGTCAAGTCCGCGAAGGGCGCAGCCAATGGCTATGCTGCCCTCGACGCCGGCGGTAAGGTGCCGATCGGTCAGCTGCCGTCGTCGATCATGGAGTACAAGGGCGTCTGGAACGCCTCGACGAACTCGCCCACACTGGCCAACGGGACCGGCGACGCGGGCGATGTCTACCGCGTAACCACCGCGGGTACACGCAACCTCGGCGCCGGGAATATCGAGTTCACCGTCGGCGACTACGTGGTGTACAACAGCTCCGGCCAGTGGGAGAAGTCCGACACCACCGACTCGGTCGCGAGCGTGGCCGGGCTCGTCGGCGTCATCACTGTGGCCGGCCTGAAGACCGCCCTCGCGCTCAGCAACGTCGACAACACCCGCGACGTCGACAAGCCAATCAGCACCGCGGTGCAGGGCGCGCTCGACGCCAAGGTCGACCGCCTCACTGAACCCTGGAAGATCTACTCCACCAGCGACACCGGGCTGCACGGACTGGACTTCGCCGGGAATGCCGCGACGCCGTGGACGATCGCGCAGCGCGGCGAAGGTGGGCGTACGAAGGTCGGCGACCCGCTCGTGGCCGATGACGCGGCACCCAAGGGATACGTCGACACCGCGGCCGCCTCGAAGCTGGACAGGGCCAGCGCGGGCGTGTTCAGCGTGCGGGACTACGGTGCCGTCGGCGACGGCGCAGCGAACGACCAGCCAGCGATCATGGCGGCCATCGCCGCGGCCCAGGCCGCCGGCGGAGGTGAGGTGTTCTTCCCCGCAGGTGCATACAAGGTCGCGAGCACGGTCGGCACCGGCTCGACGGCGATCACGAACGTGGTTCTGCGCGGAGCCGGGAACTCGGCGTCGAAGATCGTCGCGGGCGGCAACTTCCCGCCCATCTCGGGGTCCTTCTACCGGTCGACGATCAAGGACCTCACCGTCGACGCCGCCGGTCTCGGCGGCCCGGGGATGAACCTGCACATGGTCGAGTCCCGGGTGTCTGGCGTACTGATCGATCGCTGGACCACGTACGGGATGGTCCTGAACGACGGCAGCTTCGGCGACGTCGGGCTTCTCAACGTCATCGACAACTGCCACATCGTGCAGGGCACCGGCATCGGCATCTTCCAGACCTACCGCTGGGTCGACTCGTGGATCTTGAACAACAACATCGGTTCCACCGACGCGAACCTGTCGCTGGAAGGTGGCCCCATCCGCGTCATCGGGAACCACCTGGACGGCTCCCCGCTGCGGAACATCGACCTTCGCGGAAACAAGCGCATCACGATCACGGACAACATCCTGGAAGGCGCTCGGCGTGAGGCGATCCGATACGTCATGCCGTCGTGGCTGACCTCGGACTCACCGCAGATTCAGATCACCGCCAACAACTTCTCGAACGGCGGCAAGGAGGCAGCGGGCAGCTTCCCGGCCATCGCCTTCACCGGCGTGAGCTCGACGGCGCGGCTGTCCGGGCTGTCGGTGACCGGCAACATCTTCGCCTGCGAGGATGCGGGCTCAGGATGGTCGCACTGCGTCAAGGCCGAGTACGCCGACGGCATTGCGGTTTCGAGCAACCAGTGGGAGCTGGGGTACACCGTCAGTCCGGTGAGCTACGGCGACGGACAGCACATCTCACTGGCCGGCAATACGACCGACGCCTCGGTCGTGATCGGAGCCCTGCCCACCGTTGGCCGCCCCGGCGTGCTGTACGTCGTCCCGGCGGTGGCCTGATGCCTCTGAACCTCATGGTCGGCGGGCAGATGACCGAGCACGTCCCCAAGATCGTGAACCCCAACACCGGCCAGCTCGTCGACCCAGAGCAGCTCGCGATCTGGGACGGCACGAAGTTTGTGCGTGTGTGGCCGCCGGCGCAGCAGGGGGTCGCATACACCGACCCCCTCGATTCGCTCGCGGCGTTCACGCAGACCAGCACTGGATCTGGCGTCGTCATCAGCAACGGCGAGGCGGCCTGGACCGGAAGCAACAACGGCGAGGCCACCGTTCTCTACAACCAGGCGGCGCAGACCGACGACCAGTATGTGCGCGGCACGGTCGGCAGCAATACCCGGAACGACCGAGCCTCCGGCCTGATCATGCACTGTGGGGCCACGCTCGACTCCTGGTACGGCGTACTCGTCGAGAGTGATCGGCTCACCCTGGTCAGCGGGTACGGCCGGTGGCTACAGGACACCTTGCCGACCTACGGCCAGTACACCGGCTCCGTATCCACCGGCGACGTCATCGAGCTCTGGAACAAGGGCACTACGTTCTACGTGACCCAGAACGGCACCACTCGACTGAGCGTGCCCATTCCGGGAATCGCATTCTCCGCCGACCGCCGGCGCCAGGGCTTCGGCATGTACCGGACCGCCTTTTTCAGTTCGGGCCGGTGGGCGGACTGGGCCGGCGGAGACGCGAAGGCCTTCGGCAAGTAGGTCCCGCGGGCAGCTACCCGGCCGCCGCCTCATACTGCTCGATGATGGCATCGGGGACTCGACCCTTCGGGTTGACCTCGATGTCATTGTTCTTTGCCCACTCGCGGACATCCTTCATGGTGTACGAGCCATTGCTGACCGCCCCGCCGCCTCCGTTTGTCGGGGCGCCTGTGGCGGGCTGTCGCTTCCGTCCGCCGACACGGGTTGCGGTCTCGGTCATCTTCTTGAACTGCTTCTCTAGCTTTGCGAAATTACTCGGGCTGACCTGGAGTTCGTAGTCGATCCCGAGCCATGAAACCGGCACGCGCACCATGGTTTCCTCGTCGAGCAGCTTGCCGTCCATGTCGTCGTAGTATTCGATTCGGTCGCGACGCACGTCTATATCCTTTCGGTAAGTTTCATTAGCCACCCTACAAATCGGCCCCGGACGGATCTCACTGGGTGATCCGGCCGGGGCACTATGGTGGCTCTTCCTGCACTTGCGGTCCTCACGTTGCACGGCGATTGTCGAGTGCTCGTGATGGTGGGTCTCGGGCGTTCATATTCTCCTCTCACTGTCGGGCCGGCGATTCGTTTCCTGGTGGGTCTCGTGCGTTCAATCCGTCTCCTTCCTCTCGTCATCTCTGTCGGGGCGGGTGGGCTGGTGGGCCTCTCGGGTTGAACATGAACCTCATCTCTAAGTGACTGTGTTGCGTAACTTGTGAGACAGACATTAGACGAGGTTTCCGAGACATGCAACAGGTGGGCCAGTGTTTGCTGCGTCACTATCCGAAGAAGGGGTCCGACTGGCACTGTTGCGTGTCTCATGCGTGCTAGGTTAGAGTCGCCAACGACGCCAGATCACGTACACGAGGAGGCACACACTTGCCAGAAGCGCAGCGCAGGAACATCGAAGACCTCAGCGCCCCAGAGATTTACGCGGGGTTCGAGGCGGTCCTCACATGGATGGACGCCGCCGGCCGTATCGTCAGCATGCTCGACGGCTTCGGCGAGAACCAGCCCGCAGAACGCATCGAGGCGGTGCTCGATCGACTCAACACCGTCATCAACAACGCGGTCGAGGGGGTTCCCAATAGCACCCCGATCAAGGACGCGAAGGCCCCGGTTCTGGTCAGCGATGGCCGCGAGCACGACATCGTGGTCGACCTGATGGCGCGCAGGGGGCCCAGTGCCTGAGATGCCTGCGCTTCCAGACGGGATGCGCTGGGAGATAAAGCGGTCCAACTCGCGTGCGTTCACCCATGCGCTTTGCCTGCAGTCCGCCGACCCCGGCTATTGGTTCACCCTAGAGTCGCGCCACTTCGATGTCGGCGCCGACGAACGCGAGAACGCCGAGGAGATCTTGAGCCTGGCGGAAGAGATCCTCGCACACCTGACACCAAACTTCGGCGGCCTCACCGGATTCCACATGGACGGCAAGAAGTATTGAGCCCGTCGCTCGGTCCGATCACTCAGATCTTCACCCACGACGAGAAGCGACGCCTGGGTCGATGCCAGGACTGTGAGTGGCACCTGCGCACCCAGGGCCACCACCCGCACTGCACGCAACGCAAGCCGAAACCGAGGAAAGGAGGAGGACGCCAATGGCCACGATCGCAGAAGCGGTAGCCGCCCAGTCATCCTCGTCGCCATCACAGGGCGGGGGACCACGACCAACGGTCACCACGCCCGACAATCCGATTCGCGTCAAGGAGCTGAACGCGAAACTCGGCTCCTGGATCTCGCGACTGGGGCACATCCACGTCGAGGGCCAGGTCACCCAGATCAACAAGAAGCCCGGACAGCGCACCGCGTACCTCACGCTGCGTGACCCCCAGGCGACCGCGTCCATCAACATCACCACCGACCCGGGCAAGATCCCTGCCGGACTCACCGACGGCGACCGGGTCATCATCTTCGGCAAGCCCAACCTCTGGCAGGGCCGCGCCAGCCTGTCGCTCCGGGCCCAGTCCATCGACCAGGTCGGCGAAGGTGATCTCCTCCAGCGCATCGAGAAGTTCCGCCAGGTCCTCCGCGCCGAGGGGGCAACACGCCCCGAGCTCAAACGCCTTCTGCCACTTCTTCCGCGGCGGGTTGGCCTCATCACCGGCTCGGACTCCGCGGCCCAACGCGATGTCATCGCCATGGCCTCCGAGCGCTGGCCGTCGGTCGACTTCCACGTCATCAACACTCCCGTCCAGGGACCGGCCACCGAGCGCGAAGTCGTTAAGGCTCTGGCCGCGCTCGACCGCATGCCCGACATCGACGTCATCATCGTCGCCCGCGGCGGCGGCAGCGTCGAAGATCTCCTGCCGTTCAGCGGCGAGAAGATCGTGCGCGCCGCGATCTCCTGCACCACGCCTGTCGTCTCGGCCATCGGCCACGAGCCTGACAATCCCGTCCTGGACGACGTCGCCGACTTCCGAGCCGCAACACCGACCGACGCCGCGAAGAACGTCGTGCCCGACATGGTCGCCGAGCTGTCCGAGATCCTGGTCAAAGAGGAGAACATCGGGAAGGCGATCGCCCGGAACATCGCAGCCGAGCGGACCGAGCTGAGCATCAAGCACACGCACGTCGACAGCCTCGGCGTCGCGATCGTCGGCCGAGAGCGGGATTCCCTGGCCACCAGTCGATCCAGCCTGCAGTGGATCATGGAGCGCAACGTCACGGCCGAGCGCAACAGCCTCGTCCGTCTCATCCAGCAGGCGCGCTACTGCAACCCCGGCAACCGCATCGAGAACGAGTACGCCTCACTCGCCGGCATCCGCGAGCACCTCGACGCCGTATCCCCGCGGTCCGTCATGGAACGCGGATTCTCCATCGTCGCCGACGCCAAGACCGGCTCGGTCATCACCGCCGGCGACCAGGTGTCCGGCGGCGCACGACTCACCATCACCTTCGCCGACGGCTCATCCAGAGACGTCATGGTGATGGCCGCTGCCCACGCAATCGTGGGCGTCACAACCGAAGGGAGCGAACAGCAATGACGTACGAAGAGGGCAAGGCCAAGCTCACCGCCATCGTCCAGGAGATCGAGCGTGGGGGACTCTCCCTCGACGACCAGCTCGCGAAGTGGAAAGAGGCCGGCGAGTTGATCGACGAGCTGGAGAAGATGCTCGGCACGTACGAGACCCGCGTCAAGGAAGGGGCTGCAGCGTGAACCCACGTAGCTACACCCGGTTCATCGTCGTCCCCGGCCTGGCCTTTTGTGCCGTCCTGGGTCTCATCGGCTACACCCAGGCGTCAAGCGGCGGAGGTCAGGTCGCTCTCGCGACCGTGACGCTGCTCCTCCTCGTCACATTGCTGGCCGTCAGCTTCATCGTCAGTGGAGTGTTGCGTGTCTCGTACAGAAGGGTCGGCCGCCGATGAGCACCATCTTCACCGCGGCCAATCCGCTCGGCGACTCGATCACCGTGTCGAAGAACTCCGACGGCGAGTTTGAGTTCCTCACCGCGCTCGCGGGGGAGTGGAGTGCTGCGGTCTACGCGCTCCCGCAGGTCGAAGCCGCCCGCCTGTTCGCCACCGTCTTCGCCGAGATGGATGGCTCCACACAAGCACTGACCCGTACATGGATGGGGGACCGATGAAGTACCTGCACACCCGCTGGCGTCGCAACAGGGACGACGTGGTCATCACGATCGTCGGCGACTCGGAGGCGGGCTTCGACCGCACCAACCGATCCCTCCTCGCCCAGAATGTGGACACCCGGCGCAACTTCTGGATCACGCCCGAGGGCCTCTGGAAGAAGTACGAGCAGATCGCCGACACGTCCGACGAAGAGGTCTTCGCGATCCGCGACGACGACGGCGGACTGGTCATCAATAGGGACGGCGACGAGTTCGAGTTCTACATCGACTTCGACGACATGCCCGCGGTCGCCTACCTCCTCGACGAGGTCGAGACCACCTACCTCATGTCCTCGCTGTTCGAGCACCTGACCGAGGATGCCCAATCGTCCTTCCTCGGTCTGATCGGAGAACGATGACCGACACCACCGCCGGCCTAATCGAAGGCTGGGCCCCGATGCACAGCACACAGCGGAGATTCCACTACTACCGCCAGAAGAACGCCAGCGAGAAGTTCACCCGGGCGCTATGTGGGAACTGGCGCGCACACCATACCCAGCTCGAATCATTCGAGCTGCAGCCGTACATCCCCGGTGCCCTACACATCTCGCCGGATGACTGTCTGCGCTGCTCGCGCAAGCTCCGCGCCAACGAGAAGAAGGAATCATGACCGCCCCGAAGAAGTACCGCAAGAAGCCAGTCGAGATCGAGGCGTTGGTGTTCGACGGCACCAACGCCCAGCAGATCGCCGAGTGGACGGGACAGTGGCGCCCCGGCGACATCAAGTGGGGGACTGACTCGGACTTCTTCGTGATCGAAACACTCGAAGGCGCGATGTACGCCAACGTCGGCGACTACATCATCCGCGGCGTCCAGGGCGAGTTCTACCCATGCAAGCCGCACATCTTCGCTGCGACATACGAGGAGGTCTGATGCTCTACCGAGTCACGAGCGTGAACGTCACCGACTGGACCGAAGAAGTCGAGGCCGACTCGGTCGAGGATGCCATGTTCCAGATCGAAGGCGGCGGCTACCTCTGCCATCAGTGCGCGCATGAGCGGAACGACGGCGAGTGGGAGCCGGAGATCGTTTCCGACGTGAACGGCAACGTGCTGTTCGACAAGGCCGCCGAGGATCAGGCCGAGCTCCGCAACGCCCTCGAAGTCATTCGTGGCGTGCGCGAGTATGCCGAGAAGCTGGCATCGGCGAAGACCTGGGATGGGCGAGAGGCTGTCGTCGAACGGGCTCTCGGCCGGAGCATCCTGGAGAAGCTGGAACATCCCGGCGGTGGCGAGTGATGACCAGCCGGCCGAAGCGCATCCTCGTCACCGGCGGCCGCGACTGGACCGACAAGTTTGTCATCGAGCGGGCCCTTCATGAGGTCTGGATCGAATCGGGTCGACCACGCGACGCCATCCTCGTCGAAGGTGAATGCCCCGACGGTGGCGCCGACATCATCGCCCGGGACATCTGGCTCGGACAGAGGTTCCCCGTCGAGAAGGTCCCGGCCAACTGGAAGTGGCTCGGGGCCCAGGCGGGCAACGTCCGCAACCAGGTGATGGTTGACCGCGGCGCCGACATCTGCCTCGCCTTTCCGACCACCAAGTCCCGCGGCACCTGGGACTGCGTTCGTCGCGCCCGGGAGGCCGGGATTCCCGTTCGAGTCTTCCATGAGAGGAGCGCGGCGTGAGCGCACGATCGATCGAGGTCGCCAGCACTACCGCCGGAGTCATCGTGGCCATCATCGGCGCACTGAACGCGGCCGCATGGGTGGGGGGCCACGAGTCGATGTACCTCTTCATCGCGGTCTTCGACATGGTCGCAGCGAACATCCTCTTCGCCGTCGGTCACTGCCTCAGTGAGAAGTCGACGGGGGACGTCCAGTGACCGGCCTCTGGGTGGTCTTGCTGATCGCTGGAGCCGTCGTCGCATTCACCATCTGGTGGGTCATCGACCGACGGGAGCAGCGGTGACATGGGAGGGGCGGCACGACCGCGTTGAGGGGTTGTACCAGTTCATCCGCAGCTCATGGCCGGAGTACCACTATGTGTCGCCGCACATGGTCTGGGACAACCCGATCTTCCCGCCGCGGAACCGCCCGGTCGAAGTGCCGTACGTCCCGGGCGCCCTGCACACGGCGTCCGGCAGAGCGATGGTCGGCGTCGACAAACCGTGGTGGCTGGAGCAGATGGACGAGGTGCGCAAGCTGATCCCCGATCGAGCACAGTTCGAGCGCGTGCTTCAGGAGGCGAAGAGGAGGTGGGTCGGTGGCCGACGAAGCGACGATTGCTGAAGTCGGCCGACGCCTCATCGAGAAGCCCATCGTCGGGGCGATGATGACGGCGCCGGCGGCCCATTCTGAACACGTTGGGTGGACGGCCGAGAGGGATCTGTTGGCGCAAGTGGTTGCGGCCATGGAGTCGCTTCGCGACATAGGGGTTGCGCTCGACGAAGACCCGACAGCAATCTGGCCGCCGCCCATCGCGAAGATCCCCCTCACCCCCGACACGTCGACATATCGGAAGGCGACAATGGAAGCACTCGGCATGCCGGTCGACGCCTACGAGTGGAGCAACTCGTCGCGCAAGATCGGCGACTCGGAGATCTCGACGTGGGGCGGCATGGAACGCACTCTCACCGAGAAGTACCGGACGCTCCATGAGCCCCTTCGGGACTTCTACGCCCACAACACGTGTCCCCACTGCGACAACTGGGACTGCCACTGGATCAACCTCATTCCGGTACCCGAGGGGCAGCGCGACGAATGGGGGGCTGATGAAGTGCTCGCCCGCATCTGTAGAGCGTGTCACCTGAGCTGGCGAGAAGCGCCGTGATCAATTACGCGCTTTTCTTCCCCGAGAGTAGGTCGATTTGTCAGGAATGATGCACCGCAATTGTTCCCGCGGATGCTGCCTCACAGGATCTCGCGCCGGCGACCGCCGAGACGCCCGCCGGGAAATCGACCAGGAATTGTCAGATACCCCTGATTACATGAAAGGCCAGTCGATGGGAATCAAGACCCAGCTACTCCTCGACGAGGAGGCAAAGACCTACTCGATCGCAGTGGACCCCAGTTCGACGACCGACGTCGCGATGGACACAATGCCGGGGCGGAGCACCGCACAAAGCATTGTGCGACAGGAACTCTCACGCCACCTCGCGTTGAGGACCAAGGTCGCCGAGGACGCCGCCGCCGTGGCCGTCACTGGGCTCATGGAGTGCTTCCACCTCACACCGAAGACCATCGAAGAGTTCGAGAAGGGGCGGCAGCGATGACGACCCGGCAAGGACGTTGGGTGCGGTGCGCCTGCGGGAAGCGCGGGTACGAAACTCGCAAGCAGGCCAAGGAATCTCGCAGCACCATGGGCGGAGCGAAGGGCACGAAGATGAACGCCTACCGCTGCCCCCGGGCCCCGGAGTCGAACCCCTGGCACCTCGGGCACCTCAACAAGCAGTCGAAGATCTACGGCCGACCACACTGGCTCGCCGACCGCTGACCCACAGACCACGAAGGCCCCCTGTCATCGCGACAGGGGGCCTTCTGCGTGCCCCGGGCAGGGCTCGAACCTGCGACCTAGTCATTATGAGTGACCGGCTCTAACCGACTGAGCTACCGGGGCGCCGGACTACCGTACCGCGAGCGTGCCCGCAGTTGCCCGCAGCCCCGCCCTCATTTTGCAGCCCGCCCTCATTCGAGATTGCGGCAACATTGCGGGCAGGAGGCCCTCGGGAGCCCCGGAAAGCTCGTCTACCAGGCCAGACTGTGCGCCGAGGTTTCTTCTAGCGAAGGATTATGAGTTCGTGGCATAATGAATGCATACGCTGCATCTTCCTGTCAAACGTGCAGGTCAAGAGGCATATTGTATGATCTAGGTATGACAAAGAGTGCCTTGAGATTGCGGGCAACATTGCGGGCAGAGGAGATAGCCGTGGGGATGCTGGGGGCGAAGGTCTACCGCGGGCAGCTCGACGAGCCCACGAGCCGCGGCGAGCGGCGGTCCCTCAAGCGGCGGTGGCGGCGCGTCGAGAGCGCCCAGGCCCGGGACTGGGAGGCCGAATACATCGAGCGGGAGCCTCCGCCATGCCCCTTCGATTCGCCGGCCCTCGACGTAGATAACCCCCCTTTCACTTTTTGTACTCATTAGGAGACTTACAAATGGACGAGAATGGCAATCGCTCCGAATACGGCACCGGTGGCGTTCGATACCGAGCTGATCGGGATGTGTGGATCGCGGCGAAATCTGTCGAGGACGGCCGTGGCCGAAAGAAGCGGATCGAGGGCCAGGGCCCGACGAAGACTCAGGCGATCGCTGAACGTGACAAGAAGATCCGCGACTTCATCCGCGGCAAGCAGAAGACAAAAGGCAAGGGCACTGTCGCCGAGTGGCTAGAGAAGTGGATGAACGAGATCGCGGTCGACAACGTCCGCCCGACAACACTGAAGAGCTACGCGTCGGCGATCAAGTATCAGATCGTCCCGACCATCGGGCACATGAAGCTGAAGGACCTGGAGCCGGCCGACGTTCGCTTCATGCGCAAAGAGGTTGTCAACTCGTACCTAGACAAGAAGAAGGGCGTGAAAGGAGTGAAGCCTCGCGACGAGGGGACCGGTGCTCGCCGAGCGCGCTACGCGCAGGTGGTGTTGAGCAAGGCCCTCGCCGACGCGGTGACTGAAGAGATCCTCGACCGCAACGTGGCGGACAGCGCGTACGTGAAGAAGACCGCGGTGGTGGCCAAGCCGCAGAAGGCTCTGAATGCCGAGCAGGCGAAGCATCTGCTCCGCACTTCAATCGAGAACCGTGACCGGTACGCATCGCGTTGGGCAACCGCTCTCATCACCGGCACGCGCCAAGGAGAGGTTCTCGGACTGACGTGGGACCGCGTGGACTTCACTCGCAAGGAGATCCACTTCACCCGCCAGCTTCAGGTGCTAGAGAACGAGCACGGCTGCGGAGAACAGATTGGTGACCGCGTGTACCCGTGTGGCATGAAAGTCCCGCGTGCATGCCCTGAGCGCAAGTTCAAGGTGACCGAGGAGTGGCGCGACCAGATCGATGTTCTCGAAGGGTCGCTCGCGATGACGCCGACAAAGACGAAGATGTCCGCCCGGGCGCTGCCGATGCCCGCGCCGCTCGAACAGATCCTACGGGCGCATCAGTTGGATACCGCCGGCGAGCCGAACCCGCACAACCTTGTCTGGCACCAGGAGAACGGAAAGCCGATTCAACCGCGTGCCGACTACGAGGCGTGGGTAGAAGCGCTCGACAAGGCCGGGCTGGATCGAATCAAGCTCCACTCCACGCGTCACTCAGCGGCGAGCATCATGAGCGACATGGGTATCGACCGACAGGTGATCATGCAGATCCTCGGGCACACGAATCTGAACACCACGGCCGGTTACGCCGCGGTCGGCGACAGCTTCCGTCGCGAAGCACTCGGTCGCATGGGCGGCCTGCTGGATTTGTTCAGCGCAGCGCCGCGGGAAGTCGAAGGTGATGTGATCACCGACGACAGCCGCCAGCAGAACGTCATCGGAGCGTGACGGCGCGATGACGCTTGAACTCTCGGGGGCGCACCTCTCGCCGGCGGATGATGATGGTCATGATGAGCGCGATCGCGAGCATCGCACCCACTCCGAACCACAGGTAGCGTCCGGTGAGCTTGAACGCCTCAGGGGGCGGCATCGTGTTGTAGACGAAGCCCAGGGTGATGAACTGCTGGCCGACGAGCGTCATGATCCCACCGAAGCAGAAGTAGGCGGCGAGAGTGAGCCGCTCCGGGAGGTTGTCGGTCTTGGTGGTGATGCTCGCGTAGATGAAGAAGATGCCGGCCATCACGCCGTAGATCCCGAGGGTGACGAAGTAGAGGTTGAGTGCGGCGTCGGATGGAACGAGCCGGTAACTGGGGATCTGTCGATTGCTCGCAATCGGCGAGATCGCGTAGCAGAGGCTCATCAACCCGATGCCGGCCGCGCCGGACGCAATGATGGACGTGAGCAGATCCTCGCGGTCGAGGGAGACAGCTACGTGACAGAGCAGCAGGATGCACATCGCGACCGAAATGAGGTCGGACAGCAACTCGGGGAGGTTGGGAAGTCCAGTGAGGGACTGCAAGGCGGGATCGAGAATGCCTTCGCCGAGTCCGGGACTGAGAAGGATCGAAATGATCGGCACCGTGAATGCCACGGCGGTCATATACCAGGTAGTCCGGTCGCGCCAGTAGAGCACGGCGCGGGTCGTAGCGATCGTGATCAGAGCCAACAGCACGACCCAGCGAACTGGGTCCTCAGGATTCAACTCAAGAACCTCTTTCCTCGTGACCTCTTACGTCCGGCCGGCTGCTCACCTCGCTCTCGGTCTACAGCGCGGGCAGTCAGCTCCCTGAGCAATGCAACGTCAGGCAGGGATTCAATAGGCTGTTCATTCACCCCCGCAGTAGCAACTACGTCGTCCATCTCAAGGTGCCCGAGCTCGATGAGCATGAAGCACCGAGAGACATGGAAGTAGTCACACATCACCAGGACCTCTTCGATCCTGAATCCCTCCCGGCCGGTGATCCTGCGCGAGATCGTCGAGACGTGAACATCCAACGCGTCGGCGATCTCGTTGCGGGTGACCTCCCGGCCCAGCGATCTAGCAAACACTTCTAGGGATTGCATCGCACCACTCCAATCCATCGTTACATGTGGGTTAAATCTGGAACTCGCCCCACCGGGGCTGTGCGCAAAATCTGTGACCAGATGTGCACACCTGCACCCGCGAAGGCGCTCCATTATTGCAGGTCAGTGCCACATCTTGACACTCGGGTTAACGCAGTGTTCACTCTGTGTGCGGACCTGCACACCCCCGGCAGGTCGTGCGAGCCCCCTCGCTTGAGCCTTGCCAGAAAGAAGCACAGTTCGATGTCGATCCACCCCCATCTCGCGCCAGAGACCCCCGTCACCACGCTGGGCGAGCCCATCCTGCAGAGCACAGAAAACGTAGACGGCGAACTCCTCTTCGTGTTGGAGGTTGGAGACTTGCTTATCGACATGGATCGTCCCCAGGCCGAATTGCTGTGGTCGCAGATGGGCGCCCTACTCGGCCTTGCGCCGACAGCCGCTCCCGAGGCGGCCTAGTAGCGCACACTACAAAGCCGGCGGCCAGTTCTGAACCATCCCCGCTTATCGGAGAGTCGGAACCGGCCGCCGGCCTATTGTGCAGGAAGCTGATGTTAGTTACTTGTCAGGACACTGTGTCTTGGCCCGCATTTGCTGCATCCTCGATGGCCTCAAGCTCTTCAAGGAGTGCGCGCTGAGCCTTGAGTCGGGACTTGCCCAAGGCGAAGAGTCCGGTGGGAGTGTGCGTAGCGCGGAACTTCGTTCGATCCTCTTCGTCCTTCGCAATGACTATGTCATCAGGATCGACATAGTCGACCGCGTCGAGAGAAGGCCATGTTCCATCCTCGTTGCGGGTGATGTAGACACCTTGGTCATACTCGCTCACCCGACCACCCATGCCGGCCGATGGAATCCAGCGAACAACCTCGTGCTCGGGAAGGCGTCGGTAGCCGGCGTCCCAAAGGGCATCAGCAAGCCGAAGCCACCCGCCATCGGCGAGAAATACTTCAAGGCTCGGCAAGCGGCCACGCGCAGGTGCCCGCATGTTCTTGAGGCGCTCGTAGAAGAACTCGCGCCCTTCGACCGGCTGAAGAAACGACCCGCCGTCGATGGCCTCGGACTTCGCTTTGGCGATCTTCTCCGCGGCGTTGAACTCGATCCTTTTCACCACGCGGCGGTTGGGGTGGCCTTCTACTGGATCGGTCATCGCCTGCCTCGGCGCGTTTCCATGGCCCGGTTCACTTGGCGACGCTGCATTGCCTTGAATCGTGCTTCAGCCTCGTCGCGGACCGTGATGTCCACGAGGGTAACCGGGGCACCGGGAGGGTTCTCACTGCCCCGCACCTCACCGAGGACGTGGCGCTGAGGGAAGCGGAGCGCCTCTTCGATCTGCCCGAGCCTCTCGGCGACAACCGTCAGGAGCGCCAGCACTTCCCGCTGAAACTCGACATCGGCACCCATCAGTAGATCTCCAGGGTGGTCAGTGAGACGCCTTGCTGAAGCTCTTCAGCGAGACGGTTCCCCCGCTGGAGTGCGGCCTCCTGTGTCGTGAATGCCTCACACGGAGTTCCGCCGATGGAGAGGATGTGAACCTTCGGGGAGTCGTAGCTCACCGGAGTGGACGCGTCGACGGCCTTGTCCATCTCGCGGGAGGCGGACATGATGTCGGCAATGGCCTCGTCGACCGTCCGAGCCCGCGGCTCGACCGGGCCAAGCAGTATGTCGAGATCGTCCAGGCTATAGGCCGGTGCATGGGTGCCCGGCTGCCGGAAGTAGCCGTCTGGCCACTCCTCCCAGACGCCCCCGAGGCTGTCATCGACAGTGAACGGCATCGCGCTCGCCTTTCTGAAGAAATGGGTTGGCGCCGATGAGGGGCGGCGCGAGCTGAAGGAATGGTTCGCGGCCGTCGAGCCCGCACGAACTGACGCTGGCCGCCGTCGCCTGAATGCAGTCGATGAGCACCCGGGCCGGCGACACTGTTGGTCGGATCACCCCGGTTGTGGCGTAGAGGAATCCGAGTGCGAAATCGTCACCGCTGCCGATCGCGGCGTATTGGCGGTTGGGCTCCATGGCCCCGTGGTCGAGGAGGACGAAGATCCGGCTGCCGACAACCATCAGGAACTCGCCGTTGATGCCGCTGCTTTCGCCCTCGTACGTCATCATGGGCGGGTTCGTCGTTGCCATGATCGTCTCGGTCACCAGCTGGCCGACGCTTTCGGCCCACTCGATGGTGGGTTCGCCGTCGTCGGGCAGCGCGGGCAAGACCATTCCGGACAGCCTTGCCGATATGGATGCCTCGCCGGCGATTCCAAGCAGCGCGGGCGTCTCGCTGCCGAAGATCGGGAACTCGCGGACCTTCGGCGTGCGGTCATAGAACACCACGTCGGTCTCTTCGTATGAGCATGCCCAGTCCGCGGCGATGTACGCCTTCCGGCCGTCGGTGTAGGCGGCGATGATTGTCACCAGAGGTCCTCTTCCATGGTGCGAAGCCGGCGGATCAGTCGGAGGTAGTCGTCGAGGTGCAGCACGGCGAGGTGGAGCGCCGGCCGCCCGCCGACGCCGCGGCGCTTGACAACCAGGGCCGCGGTCTCGGCTTGCGCTCGGTCCTTCTGGTCAGCGAGGCCGTCGAGGAACTCGCGCCAGTTCGGGCTGGCGACGTCTTTGGTCTGCAGGATGTCCAGGGCCGCCCTCTGGAGATGGATGTCGCCCTGGTCCTCGACGCGACCAGGCCGGGTCCGACGGGCTTCGTCGAACCCGGCCTCGATCGCTACGGCAAGGACGTCACGTTCATAACGATCCCCCTTGGCCTTGTTGGGGTTGGCCATCAGAACGCTTGCGACGGCGGGAGGCGCCAACCCTCTGGTCGCCAGTCGTCGCTGGGCCCGATCCAGTTCGGTGCGTCCACGGCGGGCGACTCGGGCACGACCATCCAGTAGGCGCCTCGATCGGCGTCATGGAGAATCTTCGCGAGGACCTCCGGTTTCGGAAAGCCATCGGGGATTCGCGTGTAGCGGTACGGCCGGCCGGCGGACAGATCCTCGTCCCGCGTCGCGAGCACGTGCCGAACGAAGTCCCGGAAGATCAGGACGCCTGGGTCGACGACCTCGTCGGGAACGCCGGTCTTGAAGACGTTCACTTCCGGAGCTCCGCGATCTTCTCGGCCACCGCGCACCAGTCGCCGCCGCGCCTGGCTTCGGCGTACGCCGGGATCTCCTTCGGGTATCCGCCCGGGGCGACGATCTTGGCCTCGAAGATGTTGGCCATGCGCCGGTTGTAGTCGGTGCGGATGTTGAAGTACGTCGCGGCGTAGGCGAGCGCGGGGTCCTCGACGAGGAGCGGACCACCGTTGCCGGAGTTCGTCTGCCCGGCTGCGCACGCGTTGTTCGCGGCGTCCTGCAATGCGCTGAACCGCTCGTGGATCTGCGTGTGCTGCATCTCGACGTTGTCGGCGCCGACGACCTGGCCCGCCTTGTCGGCGTATCCGCCGATGATGCCGCAGCCGATCACGAGGGGGAGGAGGCCCGCCGCACCGATGGATGCGACGGCGACCTTAACGCGGTTCTTCACTGGCTCTCCTGGTTCCTGGCGATGGCGGCGTTGCCCCAGAACATCGCCTCTTCGAGATGAGTAATGGCGAGGGACTTCTCGCGGCCGGGCGGCACGTTCGCGTCGATGAAGTGCGCGACGTGCTTGAGTGTTTCGCGAATGCTCGCGTGGTCGTTGCGCTTCTCGATCGTGGTGGCCGGGTGGAAGTCGAACCGATGATCGATGTCCTTGGTGCTCACCGAGCTGGCGAAGGTGCTCATCGAGGCGTTGCCCCTTCGAGGATCTTCTGAGCACCGTCGACGTCACCCTTGGCGAGCGCTTCCTGTGCGCGCTTCTGGGCGTCGGCGAGGCCCGGGTCGACCGACAGTGAGATCTCGGTCTTCTCGCGTTGGAACTTGGTCGGCTGGGTCGTGCAGAAGGTCTCCAGGCCGAAGAAGTCGACGTACTCACCGCCCGGGGTGAAGCCGTACCGGTACGGCGGCGGGGAACCGTGGTACATGCCGTCGACGGAGCGCGACTCAGCGGTCCAGGGATCGGTGTTGCGGTCGAGGCGCTCCTGGCCGCGGAAGTAGCTCACCGACGAGCTGGTCAGCTTGCCGCGGATGGGCACAGTGAACAGCGGCGAGCTGTCGTTGGGGAACGAGGCGGAGCACCAGATGATGGTGTTGGGGCTGTCGTACAGCTCCTGCGCCTGGTTGTAGTTGTTGAACTCGACGTTGTTCTTGGGGATGTAGGCCCCACCGCGCTGGTCGACCTGCTTGTTGACCTTGTCCTGGTCGGACTGCACGGCTGGGTCACTCGCGCCGGCGCAGGCAGTCATGGTGCCGGCGAGTCCGAGGGCCATCACGCTTGCGATGACCTTGTGCTTCAACTTCACTCAGATCTCCTTATCTGATAACCACGTGGGTTCTGGGCGACAGGACGATCGTCTTCAATCCATGCGGGGTGTTGATGACGATGTGCATGTCGACGTACTTGCGATGCCCAGCGCTTGGTCGAATCCGCGGGCGGGCTTCGTGAATCACTCCACCGATCTGGCCGACGCGAATCGTCTTGCCGAGGTGCGACTCGTTGAGTTCGCCGGCGGTCATGTCGGCGGTGTCCTCGGGTGGACCTTCATCTGGGGCGTCTCCCTCTGCGATTGCGCGGACCCGTTGGAGTGCGCGCTGATACGAGTTCTCGGATGTGTCTTCGCCGAGTGAAACCCCGGCGATGACAACTCCGATCGGGAGATCGTTGAAGCTCAATGCGTATGCGGCGCAGGGCTGGTGCATGGCGCAGGGCGCGCACAGCTTCCTCGCGTAGTTCTGCATCGGGCCCCGGCGAGAGTCGGTGAACCAGCGGTTTCGATCCTCGGCGTCCCGACAGAACGCTCTGGTCATCCAGTCGGGGTCGTGTGGCTTCGGCATCGTGCGTTCAGCCTATCTCATGAGACACGCAACGCACCGGATCTTGGGAACCGGTGCGCTGCGTAGTTGTCTCAGAAGTCCCAGGGGTCACTGACGACCGTCTGGGTCTGCGCGATGGCGTCCTCATGCTCGATGTCGATGACCAGCGGCGGCCCGGCGGCGCCCTCGAACAGCGACCGAGACTCCACGACCTTCGCGTTGATCCACAACGTGATCCGGCCGCCCTTGCGCGACTTCGCCGACGACCGGAGGTCTCCGATGCGACGGATGCGGCCTTCCGCGTTGAGCTGGGCGAACTTCTGGCCGATGGCGTTGCGGCCGGCGGCCGGGACCATGTCGTGCACGTCGTCGGCCGAGAACGGGTAGCCGTAGCCGATGAGCGACTCCAGTGCGGCGTCGAGGGTCTTCGGCCGGAGCTTGAGCGTGGGATCGATCCAGACGCTCTTGTTCTCTGGCTGGTACTCGATCTTGTCCGGGGCGGTGAGGGTGGCGGTCACTGTTCGGCCTTTCGGTCTTGTGCTTCAATCTCCGTGAGTTCGGTGGCGAAGTCCTTGAGCAGCTTGCGAGCGTGCGCATGCGCATCGACCAGCCGCTGGCGAGCACGTTCGACCCGGACCTGCTCGATGCGAACGCGGGCGTGCGCCTGGGTGAGGTCGGCGCCGGCTTCGCCGAGCTCGGCCGCGGCCTCGTCAATGTCGATCTTCGCGTGCGCTTGCTGCGATTTCACCCGCTCCAGATGGTCGGGATCGAGGTTCGGCTGCTTGCGGGCGAGGGGTTTGTCGCTCATGGGGTTCCTGTTCGGTCAAGGGATGGGGTTTCACGATCCGGAACACAGCACCCGCAGCATCCGTGGACCTTCTGCCACTCGTTGCCGGTGCGGTCCCAATACGCGAACTGGTCGGGATCTGGATGGCCCACGCCATGGGCGGGGCATAGGCGCTCGAAGATCGCCCGGTCGTCACGCCAGTGCAGGGGCCAGAGCCGCATGTGGTGGTCAGACGGGCTATGGATGACGCACCCGCTGGCGCAATCGGGGGCCTCGTCATGGACATTGGCCAAGGTGATCCACCGGGTTGCGAGTGTCACTTCATTCACTGGGGACCTCGATCTTCGAGAAGATGGTTCGCAGAGCCTGCTCGATCTCGTCGCGCATGCCGGTGGGTAGGTCGACGCCGATGTTCATCCAGGCCCAGGTGTCAATGTCATCGGCGACGTCGGAGGCGTACCTGATCGCGTTCCGCCGGATCTCGACCCGGCGCGCCATGTTCACGGGCGCTCCATTCGTTCCCAGGCTGCCGGCTCGTCGAGGAGCCGCTTCTGCTCGCCCTGGATCGCGAGGAGTCCTTGCATGAGCGCGGCGGCCGCGGGATTGCCCTGCCGCGCTTGCTGACCGGCGAGACCCATCATCTTGTTGAAAGCGATGGTCACCGCCAGGTACCGCTCGCGGACCTGTGCGTCGGAGAGGGCGTCCGTGCGGGAGTGGATGTTCGCGAGGATGTCTGCGCGGATCTCGACCTGGGCGAGGGTAGACATCAGGCCTCGCCCCGTGAGGCCATGAAGTGCGCCTCGCTGTAGTTGACCACGGTACGGATCGCCCGTGCGGCAGCGTCACGCTCGGGGCCATCCGGGAGCTGCGCGGCGATGGCTGCCACGGTGGACTTCAGGTAGACCAGGAGCAGGAAGAGCTTCGTGGACTTGACGTCCGGCGGAAGCTGCTCAACGGTCGTCGCGAGCTTCTCGGTATCTTCCCGGCTCAGCCCATGCTCGGTGAGGTCGAAGATGTCGGCCATGAAAACTCCTGCGGGATATGGAAAAGCGCACGCCCGATGCACGCGTTGTGCATCAGGCGTGCGCTTCACTGGTTGGCCTGGCGGGAGGTGAAAGGAGGAAAGCCCTCCCGCCGCTGGGCCTGGTCTCAGAAGGGTGGCTCGTCGGAGCCGCCGCCGAAGCCGCCGCCACCGAACCCGCCGCCGTTGCCGCCGAAGCCGCCCTGGCTGGCGCCGCCCCACGGGTCGTCTGCGCCCTGCTGCCGGTTCTGCTGGCCGCCGAATCCCTGTTGCGACGCGGCATTCGACACCGACTGCTGGCCGAATCCGCCGCCGTTGCCGCCATTCTGGCGGTCGCGCTTCTTCCAGATCTGGAACATGCGAATGGTGATGACGTCCTTCGACCGCTTCCCGCCGCCGTTCTTGTCTTCCCATTCCTGGGTCTCGATCTCGCCGACGATCTCGATCTGGTCCCCGACGTCGAGGCCCTGGTTGTAGATCGCCTCGGCGGTCTCGCTCCATGCCTGCAGATTGGCCCACTGGGTGGCCACGGTCTTGTAGTCGCTCCCGTTGTCGCCGGTGCCGGGGTCGACCTTCTTGTTCTTGTTCGACGCGGCGCGGATCTCCAGGAGGGGAGTGCCGTTCTGGCCGACGTTCTTCGCCTCGGGGTTGCTGACGACGCGGTACGTGTGGTGAATGACGGGCAGAGCCATAGGTGTTGTCTCCCTTTACTTCTTGAAGTGCTGACTGAGCTTGGTGTCCTTGTGGCCGGACCAGACATCGATCTGCGCGCCACTGGCGTCTTTCAGTTCGACGACCGGGGCCTGAAGGTGGCCGAGGGCCTTGAGTTTTTCCAGGGCCCCTTCGTCGACCGTGATGTCGATGTACTCGAACTCGATGTTGCGCTTGCGGAGCCAGTACTTCGTGGCTCTGCATTGCGGACACATCTCGTCCGGTTTGGAGAAAACGGTGACGGTGACTGCTGGGCTGGACAATTCGCTCCTCGAAACTCTCTGGGTCCATACCCTAACACGTATGAGACACGCAACAGTGAATCTCGGGAAGCGGTTGAGGGTCTATCTGATCGAGGCGCGGTACGGGCGCCAGTCGAGGCTGTGGGTGGTGAGGGGTCCGGTGCGGTTCTTGCCCAGGATGAAGTTGACCTCACCGGTGGGCTTGCCCTCAAACTTCTCGTGATGGATCAGGAAGATCACGTCAGCGTCTTGCTCGATCGAGCCTGATCCGCGCAGGTCGGAGATCTCCGGCGGTCGACTGTCGGTCGCGGTGTTGCGGTTGAGCTGGACGGCGGAGACTGAGGCGGCGTTGCACTCCTTGGCGACCTGGCGGATGCCCTGGCTGATCTCTTCGAGCTGCTCGTGCCGATCCTTCTTGCCGCCGGTCTTCATGAGCTGCATGTAGTCGAACATGAAGAGGTCGATGCCCTCCTGCTCGTGGATGCGTCGGCATTCGGCCATGACCTTTTCGATCTTCAGGCCGGTGCGATCGGAGATGAACAGGTGCTTGCCTTCGACCTCGCCGATGAACTCTCCAGCCCGGACGACGTTGTGGTCGTCCATCTCGCGGCGGGTGATCTGCCCATACTCGACGTCGCCACCGGCCGCGACGACGCGGGAGACGATCTCGTTGCTGTCCATCTCTAGGGAGTAGATGACCGACTTGAAGTCATTGCGCATCGCCTCGACAGCGATGTTGGTGAGAGACAGAGACTTTCCCTCGCCCGGACGGCCCGCGAACAGGTACGAGCGCTTGCGGTGGAACCCTCCGGAGATGGAGGAGTTGATGAAGTCCCAGGGCGTCGGGATCACATCGGCGGGATCGGCATTCTCATACCAGTCCCACCACGCGCCGGACGCCTCATCCCAGGTGACGAATGGTCGCTTCTCCTCGCGCACGACCTTGACCGTGGCGCGGTCGAGGGCACGCTGGAGGTGGGCGACCATCTCCTCGGGTGGCAGCTCGGAGGCGACCTTGAACTCACCCCAGATCTCGCTCAGGACAGCCCGCTTCGAGAGCTCCTGGTCGGCGACAAACTCCGCGGGGTCTCGGCCCGCGGCGATGTGATCAGCCGCATCCTTACCGACCGCCGCCTGCACGACCTCGACCTCGCAGTGTGGGGCAAGGAGATCGACGATGTCCTTCGCGTGCTGCTCGCCCTTGAGGTCGTTGTCGCGGACGATCACCACCCGGCGGCCGAAGAGGGGGGACCAGTCGAACATCTTCGCCTTGCCGGCGCCCATTGCGGTCGACACCGCGGTGACGCCGCTGGCCTCCAGGGCGTGCACGTCCTTCTCGCCCTCGACCACGTAGACCGTATCCGCGTCGCCGAGGCGTTCTACCCGGTAGAGCTGGTCGCCCTTGGTGTTTCCGGACTGGCGGAAGTCCTTGCCGGGTGAGCGGTGCACCCGCCGGCCGTCGGAGTACTTGTACTCGACCCCACGGTCCGAGTCGAAGAGATCCTTCATCTCCAGGCCGAGGCGTTCGAGGACGACCTCGGTCTCGTCGGAGTGTGAGTGGATCAGGACCTGGCCGCCGATGTCGGTGATCGTTACCGATCGGTCCTGGGTCGAGTGGCCGGGGGCCTGTGCGGCGTAGCGGTTCGCGGACTTCTGATCGAGGATCAATCCCTCGTCCCGGAACCGGTCGACGACGCGGTCGAATGCGACACCCAAAGTGCTTATCCCTCCAGGGATTTGACGCTAACTGAACCGAGCGAACGAGAGTCGCCGGCGGAGGCAAGAACGCGACCTTCGATCTCGATGAGATTCTGGCCGATCCATGCCTGGAATTGCCCCCGGTGGAACTGGCGAACTGCCTGAGTGCCCGCGGCCGCGACCTCAGCGGGCGGCTCGGGGGGAGCCCAGTGTAGCCCACACTTTTCCTGAATCACGGTCGAGTAGGGAAAGTAACTCCACTTCCGCAGCCAATGACGAACTCGCTCAGGGGAACTCGTGACGGGGAGCCGGTTCACATATCCGATCACGTCGCCCGGCATGATCGGGAATGCGTTCGGCTTGCGATAGTGTGCTGCAACGGCATCCAGCCCCTCCTGGAGGAAAACATCGCTATCCCGGAGGAGCTCGGCCCAGGCGGCGACCTGCGCTGCGATGCCGCCGAGTTCGTCCGAGACGCGCACCCGGGGGTCGACGATCGCGGCCTTGGTGAGGATCGCCTGAGCGATCGGCGTGACCTCGGCCATGGTGCGGGGCTTCGGGGTCGTCATCAGAACGGCCTCTCATTTTCGATCTGACGGTCGCTTTCGGCGAATTGGTCCGCGAGTGCGCGAACGTCCACATTCATCACCGCACGGGCCGCCTGGGCCCCGCGAACGGTGCCGTCCGCTCGGCCGCCGCGGTTGTGCATCTGAAGTTTCAGGGTGTCGAACTTCTTGCGGAGCTTCGGGACGCTGAGGATGTTCGACTTCCAGAAGCTGTCGTTCTGGCACCAATCGATGACCGCGTGGATGTCCGACTCGGGGATCTTGTCGTTGTCGAGCAGGCGCCGGGCTTCGTCTCGCCACGACTTGGTGATGGCTGGTTTGCGGGTGCCGTTGTCGAGCATCCGCTGCGCCAGGTGACCGCAGACGCGCTCGACGTCGGGCCGATCTTCCTCGACACCACGAAGCTCGATCTCCTTGGATTCTGCCGGTGTCGGGCTCGACTCCGACGAAGGAGGAGGCGAGGGACTCTTCTGTTCCCCTGTTCCCCTGTTCCCCTGTTCCCCTGTTCCGGGCAATGAATCCTCGCGAGTATTCGTGTAAGACTCGCGATCGACGTCCTCAGAGAACTCCAAAGTGCCGTCTGGCCTGGGGAAACGCCCCTTGTTGGGTCGGTCGATGCGCTGCCACGTCTTCCAGCGGTCGACATAGATCAGATGTTCGCCTGCGGCCTCGTATCGGATGAGGATTCCGGCGGCCGCGAGCTGCAAAAAACCGTCCTCAACCCTCGCGAGGGTGTCGCGAGAGTCTCGCGCAAGGTCGTGCGGGAAGACGTCTGCGGCGAACAGGACCGGTGAATCCTTGCCGACTCCGTTGTCGTCAACGTAGGACTCGATGCCCTTGAGAACGAGCCTCGTGGACCAGTCGAGTCGGCTGATTGTCTCGGACCGCCAGAACTCCGGCTTGGTGCTTCGGATGCGCATTGTGTCCCCTCAGGCCGCGGCGGTGAGCAGTTCGGCGAGCTGTTCGACTTCGCGGTTCCAGACGTCCTGGTGCCGTTCGGGATCGACCTCGTGACGCGGTGGTCGGTACTCCTTGCTCACCGCGGTCCTGAGGCGGTCGATGGTGTATTCGTCGTACTGCAGGGGGAGCAGCCAGCCGGCCGCCTTCGCCATGTCTCGCGCTTCGTCGGACGGCCCGGGGATCTGCTCCAGTCGGCTGAAGAGCGGATGGATTGCCCGGGCCACGGATGGCAGAACCTCGTCGGCGCCGACGAGCATTTCGTCGACGACCGACTCGGAGACACCGAGTTCGTCGGCGAGCATCGCGGGGGTGTATCCCCAGCGAACGAGTGCCTGTAGTCGGCGCGTGGTCCCGAGTGGCGTGGCGATCTTGCGGCGGAGGTCGGCGGGGATCGCTTCGAGGCGGTCGGCGATCACCTCGCGCATCGTCCGTCCGAGTCGCCCGTCACGGATGTGCCGGATGAGGCAGCGATCGGCGCCGGACAGGTCGCACAGCTGAGTCAGGTCATAGCCGCAGTCGTCGAGCAGCGTCCGAATGTGTTGAGAGATGGCGGCCTTGCGGTCATCGTCGATGTCACCACGGCCCTCGTCGTCGCCGTGGTAGACCATCCAGCGAGCGCACGCATCCTCGATGCGGTCGGCCACGGCGTCGTCGACGTCACCGATCCTTCCGTCGTAGATGCGTTCGATGGACGCGACACTCAAGCCACTGAGGGTGGCGATGTCGGTGATCATGGCGGTGTGGTTGAGGGCGGTGTCGATGGCGGTCACGGCCACTCGGGTGGTGAGGGTGATCAAGCTGCACGCTCCTTTGCGATGTGTCGGGCAAGTTCGTCGCGGTGGTCGGCGCAGAGCCATTGCTCTCCGCCCCAGCGCTTTTCGTGTCTAACAAGCTCCGACGCCTGCTCTCCGCACTCGGAGAACAGGTCGCGGAACTCGCAGACTGGGTTGGGGTCAGGCATCGCGTTCGTCGAGGTAGGCCGGCGCATAGTCCTCGACGTACTCGCTGAGGGGTTGCCAGTCCTCGTCGTCGTAGCCGCTGTTGTCGTCGTAGTCATCCGCGGTGCTGTCGTAGATGATCGCCACGGTCAGATCACTTCCGGCTGCCCGTACGAGACATGCATCACCCGGCGCACGAGAGAAGGTGCGTAGCCCTGAATCCCAAACCTCTGCGCGTCGGCGATCAAGTCTCGGAGCAGGTCGAAAGCAGCATTCCGGTCGGAGGTCCACCACTCGTCGCTCCAGCGGTCGGCGCCGGATGGTCGCTCGTCGGCATTGACGATCTGGCCGGATGGCAGGCGAACGGAGTACTGCGAAGAGGTTGCTACGACCGGTGGCTCCGTCGCCGGGGGAACCTTGCCCGGCGCCTTGTATGGGTGGGTGGTCAGAAGCATCGTCTTGCTGGCGTCCATGAAGTGCCCCTTACTCTTCGTTGGCAACTGCGGATGGGAGGGCCTCGAACCAGGCCTTGAGTTCGACGTCGGGGATGATCGTCCGGCCGCGGACCTTCACGGCCCCGAGCTCGCCGTCGTCGATCAGACGCTGGATGGTCTGCTCGCTCACGCCGACGATGGCGCCGGCTTCCTTCTTGGTGTGGCCGAGCTTCATGCTTGCCGGGGTCACGCCTCGATCTCCCCTGCAACGATCTCGCCGTCGATGACGTTGGACTGGTCGAGCACGACCGTCGGGTCATCCGGGGGAGAGATGGTGGCGGTGGTGAAGGGTTCGGTGGCCGCGGCGATGTTGCCGAGCTGGTTGCGCAGATCCTCGGTCGAGGTGTCGACGAACTCGATGAGTCGGCGGATCGCGGTCTTGAGGACCATGGTCTCGTCCCAGTCCTGCCAGACCTTGCCCTTGGACAGAGCCCGGGCCTTGCCGACGGCGCGGGGGTCAGCGATGGCGACCGCGGTGGTGGTGCCGTCGAAGCGCACGGCGTACGCGTAGGACATGATCGGCTTGGCGTCGCGAGTGCGTGCGGCCCAGTCGATCTCGTGTCGCGGACGGTCGTCGGTGTTGCGGTCGTACTGGAACTTGCCGGCGGCGTATTCGGTGTCGTAGACGACCTCGGCGACGACGCGGCTGTACTGGCCGGAGCGCAGGATGCGCTGGATCATGCCCTTGTAGGACTCGGCGCCCTGGATCTTCCCGGAGCGGATGGTGAGGTAGTAGTCCTCGGTGCCGGGGATGTGGCCGAGTCGGGCGCATTCGAGGAGTGCGCGCATGAGGGCCGCGTAGTCGTTCGAGGCGGCGCGCTCGATCTCGGGCTTGGCCTTGACGGCGGCCTGGGCCATACGGAGCCAGGTGCGGTGATCGACCTGGGATGGCATGACCTTGAAGAAGTCGTCCGAGCGACTCTCGATGAGGCTGAATGGGGAGTTCTGCTGCTGTGCGGGTGCGTTACCCGATGGCTCGCCCTGTTGCTGGGCGATGGCATTGCCGATGAGGGACAACGTGTTTGATCCTTTGCTGGTGAACGAGGAGCGATTGGGACTCTAGTGTCGCACGTCTCGTAAGTCAACACGAGACATGCAACACAGAAATCATGCGGCGGCGAGCGCCTCGCGGATGGACTCGGGGTAGGGCTCTTCGAGGCCGAGATACCGGAGGTAGAGCTTGTTCCCGCGGGCTGGTCGTTGACGCCGAGCGATCTTCTCGACCGACACGTCGAACTCGCTCTCACCCTCGCGCTCGACGTAGACGTACTGCGCCCGGCCGGCGAGGTGGAGCACGGTGGACTCCATGAAGGTGCGCTCTTCCTTGGCCTCGTCGTACGCCTTCATGGCGGCCATGTAGCGCGCCGCGGTGTCCGGATCGAGAGTGATCCCTTCGCCGGGGTCCATGTCGGGGTGGATCTCGCGGAGGATCTCGTACGTCGCCATGTGGCGGTCGAGGTTTGGCTCGATGCCGGCTGCCAGGTTGTCCATGAACTGCTGGCCGGCGTCGATGAGCATCTGTGCATCCTCGGCCGAGTAGTCGAACTCGTACACGCGGTAGTCCCAGCCGCTGATGAGCACCGCGACGTAGATCTTCGGCACCCGCATCACCGCGGCGTAGTACATGACCTGGCACAGGTAATAGATCGGGATCTGCTTGGACCCCTTCGGTCCCCACCCTGTGCCCTGCATGGAGGTCTTGATCTCCAGCAGCGCGACACAGTTGCCTTGTTCGTCCCAGATCAAGCCGTCGGGGTTGACGTTCATCCATGGTCGATTCAGGTCACGGAAGGTGTCGCCGGTCGTCATGGTGTGACCGGCAGGGAAGAGCGTCTTGAGGGTGGGGCCGAATCTTCCATCACCCTCGGCGAACTCGCGGTAGATCGTCGGCTCGTGCGCGGTGCCCCAGTGCATGACATCGCTCTCCTCGACGGGCGCGATGTTCGCACCGTCGCGCTTCCGGTAATAAAGCGAGAAGTAGCTCTCCCACGGGTTGAGACCGACGACGGCCGAGATCTCAGATCCGCCAATGGCATTGGCCCGCGCCGCGTGCCACTCGGGGGAGCCTGCCGGCCACCGGCCGATGGCGACCGCGTTGTCGTTGATGACCTCGCCAACCTCGATGGAGTCACGCAATTGCGTACTCCTGAACCCTCGACTCGTGAACCTCGGTGCGGATCTTCGCCCACCCGGCGTCCCGCACGAGCTTCACGACGATCCCGGATGGCGGTCGCTGTCGCGTCCGCCGAGTGGCAATCGACACGCGCATCCGTGCGCCTTCGACGACCCAGATGAATGGCTCGCCCTTGATCCGAACGGTGTCGCCGGGTTTGAACCGGCCGGGCATGACGTTCATAGATTCCCTCTGGTTGACGTTGCGTGTCTCATACGCTATCACGCGAGGGTGACAAGAATCGCTGGCATTGGCCCGCCCGGGGGATTGGCTTGACGTTGCATCCCTCATGAGACATGATTGCCGCCATGTCTACGTCTAGTGATCTGCCCGAACCCTGGCATTCCGCGCTGCTCGATGCGGGATTCACGGGTCCATCGGGCGCACCGTCACTGCGTCGACTTGCCGAGGCAATGGACGTTCATCCCTCCACGGTGTCTCGCGTAATTCGTGGCACGAATGCCCGGGGCGCTCGGCCCGAGTTCGTCCGAAATCTCGCGAAGGCGCTGAAGCGTAAGCCCGAGGTCGTCGCCGGTTGGGCGGGGGAGCAGTGGGAGTCGGGCCTGGAGGCGTATGTCCCGCCGGACGGCTCCGAGACCCTCACGCTGCGCCAGCGCGAAGCGGCCGACCGAATGATCCGCGCCTTCATCGACATCAACCGACGCGAGCGCAGTCGTCGGGCGCTCGACTCCAAGATGGTGCGCGGTCTCGCCGAGCGTCTCGGCAAGACTCGTGCCGAGGTGGCGGATGCGCTGGAGGAGATCGAGACCGTCGACGAGTAGTGGCTGCGCACAACAGAATACGAGAAAACTGACACAACCCCCGGGAATGTTCCCGGGGGTTGTGTTTTGCCCACTCGCTATGTGTATAGTGGCTCGTGCATCGCATGAGACACGCAACATGGAGGAGGACGGGAATGGCAGAAGAAGGTTGCCCAGCCCAGCTGGGCCGGACCGTCAAGGGCGAGCGATTCCTGCTCGACTGCGCGATCAAACCGGACGAGCACGCCGGCCGCAGCCACGAGCTCGCCAACGGAATCCGCTGGCAGGACAACACGACCCTGGTCGCTGAGCATCAGCTCGCCGGACTCCCGCGCCCGGATGCCAACCGCCGCAACAAGGGGGCGTGATGCCGCACACTCTCCTGTCCGGCGTTGTCGGCAGTCAGGCGTACGGCCTCGCGACGCCCGAGAGCGACGTCGACACGATGAGCGTTCACGTCGAGCCGACCATGAACCTCGTCGGGATCAACAAGGCGCCCGAGGCCACGATCGAGACCAAGAACCCTGACTCTGTGAGCCATGAGGTCGGCAAGTTCTTGTGGCTCGCCCTGGAGGGCAACCCGAACATCCAGGAGCTTCTGTGGCTCAAGGACTGGACCCACCTGACCGGATACGGGGAATGGCTCATTTCGATCCGCCAGCACTTCCTGTCCCAGCAGGTCAAGGAGCGGTACCTGGGGTACGCCAACAACCAGTTCAAGAAGTTCGAGAGCTCCGGCGGTAGCCGATTCGGGAATGTGCCGGTCAACCGCAACGAGAAGAACGCTCGCCACCTCCTCCGGCTCGTCAGGCAGGGGAAGCGGATCTGGTTGACGGGTCGCGTCGAGCTCGAAGTGCCGAATCCCGAAGAACTCCGCGCCGAGGCGAGATTCATCGCTGCCCACCCCGCCGGCCCTACACACGCGCTCCGCGTACTCGCCACCGCCGAGAAGTTCTTCGACGAGACGCCCACCAGCCTGCCTGAACTGCCCCGACGCGACCGGGCTGAGGAACTTCTCGCGCACATCCGACGCACCCACATGAACTGAAAGGAACTGCGCCACAATGGAACCGAACCTCGACGGCATGGTGCCGACCAGCGTCACGACAGTGGCCATCACGCCGACCCCGTACGACATCCGGCTGACCGCGCTCGGTCGGGCCCTTGAGCTCGCCCGCACGAATATCGAGTACGACGACCCGTCGCACGGGGAAGCGATCGTCGCCACCGCCCGCGTCTTCGAGACCTACCTGAACGGAGAATCCAAGTGACCCTCACCTTCGAGCGACCACTCAACCCGAACTACGCCGCCACCGTCATCGAGCTCGGCTCGCCCACCACGCTCGCGAACCTCGACAACCTCGTCGGCTTCCCGGTCTACGGACTCCAGGCGCTGACCACCAAGGATCACTTCGCCGGCGAGCTGATGGTCGCGTTCACCGCGGAGACGCAGCTTTCCGAGGAGTTCGCCCGGGAGAACAACCTCTTCCGCAAGACCGAGCTCAACGCCGACCCCGAAGCCGACCGAGGCTACCTCGAAGAGAACCGACGGGTTCGAGCCATTCGCCTCCGTGGGGAGAAAAGCAGCGCTCTACTGTTGCCTGTCTCGTGCCTCACATACGCCGGTGTGGACCCATCCGATCTCGAGTCGGGCATGACGTTCGACCAGGTCAACGGTCACGAGATCTGCCGCAAGTACGTCGTTCCGGTCAAGGGCGGCAACGCGAATCGCGCCGCCAAGCAGGCCGAGAAGGTGTTCCGCCAGGTCGACGAGCGAGTCTTCCCGCGGCATGTCGAGACCGCCAACTTCTGGCGCTCACTCAACGAGCTGAAGCACTACGCCAGCGAGCTCATCATCACCCAGAAGCTCCACGGGACCAGCGTCCGCGCCGGCAACGTCCCCGTGCTCAACCCGCCGATCGAGCCGCGCTTCAACGGTCTGCGGCGCTCGCTGGGCCTCAAGCCGAAGCCCGCGGTCCCGGCGACCACCGTGTGGGCCGAGGACACCCGGTTCACCGTGGGCTCCAAGCGAGTCATCAAGGACGAGAACGCCACCCAGGGCTTCTACGGCGACGTCGACGTCTTCACCGTTGTCGCCGAGGAGCTGCTCGCCGGCAAGATCCCCGAGAACTACATGGTCTACGGCGAGATCATCGGCTGGGTTCCCGGCACCGACAAGCCGATTCAGAAGGGCTACACCTACGGGCTCCCCGAAGGCCGAGCCGATCTGTACATCTACCGCGTCGCCACCATCAACCGCACCGGCCAGATCGCCGACCTCCCCTGGGATGCGGTCAAGACCTTCTGCCGTGAGCGCGGGCTGAAGTGGACGCCCGAGCTGTTCCGCATTCCCGCCCGAATCCTGCAGGAGCGGGAGGACCGAGAGATTCTCGTGTTCAACATCGAGGACATCCTCGACCACCGCTTCGAGGATGCCTACCTCAGGGACGGTCTCGACTGGGCCGACAAGCCCGTGCCGCTCTCCGACCCGAAGTCGGTCGACGAGGGCGTGTGCATCCGCCAGGACTACGGCGTCGTGCCGACCATCCTCAAGGCGAAGAGCCCGCTGTTCTTCGAGTACGAGACCAAGCAGGCCGACAAGGGCGAGATCGACATCGAGACCCTGGAATCCGAGGCCGCAGCGTGACCGAGGAGTGGCGACCAGTCCCGGGTTGGGAGACGCACTACCAGGTGTCGAGCGCCGGCAATGTGCGGTCCATCGATCGCGTGATCGATGATGCCCGCGGGTACCAGCGAGCCATGCGCGGCAAGGACCTCTCGCCGGCCACCCACCGCGACGGCTACCGGTTCGTCAACCTCCGCCGCGGTGACGAGCAGCTCGTCATCAACGTCCGGCAGCTCGTGGCGGCCGCGTTCCTCGATCACCCGCTGCATGACAAGTCGAGGATCATCGTGAACCGCGACGAGTCCAGCCCGGCGGACGACAGCGTCGACAACCTCAAGCTCGTCGACGCGCTGGAGTTCCGTCGCGCCCAGGCCGAGCACGCCCGTGAAATGCGACCACGTACCGGGGCGTGCCGGCGCGGACACCAGATCGCCGGCCCCAACGCGGCGAACCATGGCGGCCGGGAAGTCTGCCGCTCATGCCACCTGGCGCGAAACTACGTCAGCCGCAACGGGTTGCCCAAGGATCAGCTCACAGCAGAGGCGGATCGGTACTACCAGCGCCTCACTGGTGCAGATCAGGCGGTTGCCGCATGAGGATGGTCCGAGTCACGATCGACGACAAGGATCGAGCGAAGGCCGTCATCACGGCCCAGGAGATCAAGCTCAAGGCGGGCCGGGGGATCTTCACCGCACCGATGGCGAATCACGTTGCGGGGGAGATCGCCCGGGTCGCGCCCCGGTCGTCGTACCGGCTGGAGGGCTACTTCTCGTCGTGTCGATCGGGTGGCTTCCAGCTCGGACTCGCCACCGAGGAAGATGCCGGGTCCTGGCGCGGCCTCACGATCACATTCGACGTCGACGGCAACGTCACCGAGTTGCGGCGGGTTTACCCGGACGCGTGGGACTACGGCATCGACGTCGAGCACGGCGACGAGGGTGCATGGCCGCCGTTCGTCGACCTCATGCACGCCGACGATGTCCCCGACCGACTCTGGGCCGACGAGTGGGACTTCTTCGTCGCCGACTGGCGCGACGACATGATGAAGGGGCTGTACTGACATGACCTACGTTCTGATCGTCCTCCTTGTCGCCGCGGCCGTCGGGATCTACAGCCAGCAGTCGCGAATCGAGGGCCTGCAGGACTATGTGCGCCACCTCGAATACGACCGGTCGCGCCAGGAGGACCTCGCCTACCGTCGCGGCGAGGTACTCCGAGAGATCAAGGCCCTCATCGAAGCTGGGCCCACGATTGGGACAGGGTTCATCCCGATCCGGGCGTCCATCGAAGGTACGTTCCGCCGGGCCGGGGGCAAGCTGCTCTGATGGAGACCGTCTGCGACGAGTGGCCGAAGGCGCGAACGAAGCACCGATGCGGATTCTGCGGTCGGACAATCGATCCGGGCGAGCGCTACCGCCGTCAGTTCAACAAGGATGGCGGGGACGTCTGGACGTGGAAGAACTGCGCCCACTGCGACGCCGCCGCGGTCATGCTCGACCTCTACTACGACTGGGATGACGGCATCACCTCAGACCACTTCGTCGACCATGACCCGGAAGACGCCCGCGAGGAGTTCCTCCTCGAAAGCTGGCGGGCTCAGTGGCGATACCCCAGCGGCCGGCTCATGCCGGTCCCCAGCACGAAGGAGTGAACATGAACCGATTCGAGATCGTCATCTCCGGCGACCTCGACGTGGAAGCGCTCAATCACGAAGCGGCCGAGGGGCTTGCATCGGAACTCCAGGACAAGATCCGGGAAGTTCTGACCCGCAAGAAGTACCAACCGCTGTCCATCGAGGCGCTGTACGTCGACGCATACCCAGTCGAAAAGGAGGCCTCTGGTGGGTGAGGAGCGGAAGCGGATCACGAAGCTGCCGGACTACCGCACCGGCGCCAGGGCAACGCGCTGGATTGGCATGAGCTACGAGGGTGGCCGGGAAGCCGCTGACGAGCATGTCGGAACGGACCTCTGGGTCTCGACCGAGCCAGACTCGGGCCTGCTCCAGACCGCGATGCTCCTCGAAGAAGCGCTGCGCCGGCTGCAGGAGATCGAGGCGTACGTGTCGATCTATGAGCTGCCTGACCGGGAACGGCCACCGCGGTCCTTCGAGGCCGACATCTGTGCCATGGTGCGCAAGGGCTCGTGGGGGAGGGATGTCGCATGATCCCCGACCCGCACCGAACCGTGGTTGCCAACACGACCGAGCATCGGATGACTGTCCTTCGCCACGACGGTCTCTACCGCCACCTCCGGTTCGCCAAGCCCGGCACCGGGATCTGGCGCTTCGACCTGATCACGTGGCCCGGGCACCTCGTCATCACTGGCGACCTCGAAGACTTCCATTTCAGCCGGATCGACGACATGTTCCAGTTCTTCCGTGGCCCCGTGGGGAGGATCAACCCCGGGTATTGGCGCGAGAAACTCCGCGGGCCGGTGCAAGTCCGGGGGTACTCACCCGAAGCTGCCCGGCGCGAGGTGGTCGAGCAGTTCATGCATCAGCGCCACGACCTCGATGAAGCAGCGCCGGTGTGGCGAGAGATCCGATACGAGATCCTCGACGACGACTACGTGATGGGCGACGAGGTGCTGTTCCGGCAGGCCGTCGGCCGATTCCGCTACGAGGACTTCGAGTTCCACTACGTGTGGGAGTGGGACCTGCGTGAGTACGACTTCCACTACCTCCTGTCGCTCCACGCGATCGTGTGGGGAATCAACGAGTACGACAAGCAGCTTTCGGGCAACCTACCGCAAGGCGACGCGGGGTGACCGGCCCGGAATGGCGTCCGATCCCAGGCTACGAGGGGTTCTACGAGGCGTCCGACGCCGGCCAGATCCGGCGGCTGACCCGGATCGTCGCCCGGAAGTCCGACGGCGAGGCCACCCACTACGGCCGCGAGCTCACCATCTCGTACAACGACCGCGGCTACCCGCAGGTGCGCCTCAGCCGAGAAGGCACCACCAAGCTCCACATGGCCGCCCGACTGATCCTGTCCGCATTCCGGGGTCCGGGCGACTGGGATGAGGTCGCAGTACCCATCGACGGCGACTGGACCAACCTCGACGTCGACAACCTGGCATGGATGAGCCGAATGCAGCTCGCCGACAACAAGAGAGGATGACCATGGAGCCATCAGAACTGCGTCAGAGCGACGTGGGCCGAGCCCTGGAGATCGCCACCAAGGTGAAGTCGAAGCCGATCCGCGGGACGATCCTCGAACTCCTGCCACCGAAGGGCGGGGTTGTCCGCGTCCTCCTGCGTCAGGGCTTCGGGAACCGTTGGCACACACTGACGTCAGTGGACAGCGTTGAGCTTCCCGCTAACTAGTGTTGCGTGTCTCGTACGTGCTAGAGTCGCATCCGAACAAGAGAAAGGGGAGCAGCCAATGAGCGTGTTCACCGATGTGCAGAAGTTCCACGACGCGGCCGAGGTCGAGCGACCATCCGGTCCCGTCGTCCATCCGATCCCGTACGGCGTCAGCGCCCATCAGGCCAAGATGGTTGCCATCCACCTGGAGCTGGCCGCCACCAGCGCATTCCATGCGAGCAAGTCCAGCCCCGACAGTGTCGCCCTCCGACGCATCCGCCTCATGGTCGAGGAACTGCACGAGACCATCGACGCGATGATCAAGGGCGACCTTCCGAAGATCGCCGACGGCCTCGCCGACTGTGGCGTCGTGAACGCCGGCACCGCCGACGAGTACGGCATCGACCTCGACGCCGTCCATGCCCTCGTCCAGGACGCGAACATGGCCAAGGCCAACCCGGAGACCGGGAAGTTCGACAAGGACCCGGCCGGCAAGATCATCAAGCCCGAGGGCTGGACCGCCCCCGACGCCGCGATCGCAGAACTCGTGGGGGTGGCAGCGTGAGCGCCGCCTCCTCGGGAAAGAACCTCCGCCGCGGGCTGTTCTGGGGTGCAGCCCTCGTGACTTCGCTGCTCGGCGCAGCCAAGCTCGGTGGCGCTGACATCGCACTGTGGGCCGTCTTCATCCCGATTTACGTGTGGGTCGGCATCAAGACCGTCGCCAACCTGATCCTCGGATTCCTGGTCACCATCTACATCCGGACGAACTCGGTCGGCGAACTCACGAAGATCCTCGACGGCTCGGCACAGAAGCGCCGCCGATGACCACCCTGACCTGCATGCGCGGGTACCCGGGATCAGGGAAGTCCACCCTGGCGCGGCAGATGGCATCAAAAAACCATGCCGTCGTCGTCGGGCGGGACTACCTTCGGCAGATGTTGGGCGGGGTGGACTACTCGTACGACTCTGAGTTCGAGGACCGAGTCACGATCGCACAGAAGGCCCAGGTAACCGCGCTGCTCAAGTCGGGCGTCGACGTGATCGTCGACGACACCAACCTGAACTCGGGGTACCTCAAGGCGTTCCGCGATCTCGCTCGTCGCGCCGGGGCTGAGTTCCTCGTCGCTGATGTCCGCACCGACGTCGATACGTGCATCGCTCGTGACTTCGCACGCTTCGAGCAGGGCGGTCGGTACGTCGGCGACGCGGTCATTCGCAAGATGGCCAAGCGTTGGCCGATGGACAAGTGGCCGGCCATCAAGCCGCGGCGGCCGATCATCGTCGAACCGCTGGAGCCGGGGGAGAACGACCCCTCGAAGGCCCCGGCGGTCATCGTCGACATCGACGGAACGCTCGCGGACATGGCCGGCAAGCGCAGCCCGTACGACTACTCGAAGGTCTCCGGGGATCTGCTTCACGAGGACGTTGCGTATCTCGTACGCAAACTGGCGGCCGGCAACACGATCATCATCATGTCCGGTCGGGACGACTCCTGCCTCGGCGACACCGTTGTGTGGCTGCAGCAACACGGGATTCCGTTCGACGAGCTGCACATGCGTCCGGCCAAGTCCTCCGGGAAGGACGCTGATCCGGACTGGATTGTGAAGCTCGCGCTGTTCAACGAGTACGTCCGTGGTCGCTACCACGTCCGGATGGTCATCGACGATCGCGATCAGGTCGTCGAGCTCTGGCGGAAGCTCGGACTGCGCTGCCTGCAGGTCGCGCCGGGCGACTTCTGACCCGCCACATCACCCTCGCGCTCAGCATCGTGCTGATGCCTCCCCGCTCGGTCGAGGGGGCATCAGCACGCCTGTGCCGCTACTACGGCCACAAGTGGACCGAAATGGCCGAGGGCCCAACACGTTCCGAATGCCAATTCTGCAACCAGACAAGGAGGATCGCATGACCGAAACCGACAAAGACTTCCGCAGTCTCATCGACGACGTCCGCGAGATGAACGACCCCATCGATCGCGAGATCCGGATCGCCGACTTCACTGCCGAGCACCTCATCGAGAAGCGCGTAGACCGCAACCTCGACATGTCCCGCATCGCCGCCCGCATGGCCGAAGACGGCGAGGAGATCCGCCGGCTGTGCGAGATGCTCTACGGGCTGGGGGTGGACCCATATGCGCACGCGTAATCGACACAAGACCGCGGGGGCAGCAGTGGCCCTCACCGCCGCCGCCCTCATCCTCACCGGGTGCGCCGTCGACAACCACAACGGCGAGGGCGACTGGGGCGAGGAGCCGAAACTCGTCGAGATCCACCTCGACGACGGCCGCTCGCTACCCTGCCTGTTCGTCGGCAGAGGACATACCCGAGCGATGTCCTGCGACTGGGGGGCTGCGCACTGATGGCCCGCATCATGCTCGATCTCGACGGTGTCATCTTCGACTTCGTTGGCGCCCTGCGCGATTTCATGACCGACGACCTCGGCTTCAATGCCGACGACTTGCCCGAGCCGACCGAGTGGGCGTTCTACGAGGAGTGGGGCCTCACCGCCAAGGGCTTCGAGATGGTCTACAACAACGCCATTCTCAACGGTGAGCTGTTCACTCAGTTGCCGGCGCGAGAGGCGGACGTGACGGCCCTGCATTGGCTGCGCGATCGCCTCCACACCATCCACATCGTCACCGCCCGAGGCATGGGTGCAAGCGCACCGGTGGCTCACCTGCAGACCGTCGAATGGTTGCGCGTCAACAACATCCCGTACGACACCCTCACGTTCGCCTCGGACAAGACGCTGATCCAGACCGACTACGCGCTCGAAGACCGACGCGAGAACTACAAGGCCCTGCGCGCCAACAAGACCGAGGCATTCCTGTTCGACCAGCCGTACAACCAGGACGTCCCGGGCTGCAGCAAGCGCTCCCGTCGGGTCCGCAGTGTGTACGAGTTCGCGCAGGCCATCAGCCGCGAGAACCAGCCCTTCTGAAGGAGATGAATTGAGCACCCTCACCGGCGAAGAAGTTCGCCAGACATCGTCCACCGGCGCCCAGAAGGGCCAGAAGATCCAGCGCGTTGACCTCCTGCCCGTCGGCCCCCTCCTGAAGGTCGCCGAGCACTACGGCCGCGGCGCCGAGAAGTACGCCGAGCGGAACTGGGAAGCCGGGTACGACTGGAGCCTCAGCTACCAGTCGATGATGCGCCACGCCCTGCAGTTCTGGGCCGGCGAGGACATCGACGAGGAGATCGGCACGCCGCACCTGGCCGCCGTCATCTTCCACGCCCTCGCCCTCCTGGAGTTCATGGAGACCCACCGCGAGTTCGACAACCGACCATCGGTGAAGTCGAAGAAGAGCGCCGGCGCCATGCCAAAGGTCGCGACCAGTGGCTTGTGGGACACCCCCGGCCGGGCACCGGGGAACGTGGTCTGCCTGGTTGACGAATACGGCTGGCACTGGCGCCGGATCGATGGGCGGTGGTATCACGCCGCCACGAAGAAGATTGCCCCGGGCCATCCCGAGTTCTGGGACATGTCGAGCTGGACTCCCGCCGGCGATCTCGAAGATCACATGTGGGCCTATCGGAAGCCGTTCAGGGCAGTTGGCATCGCAGAAGGGCTCACCCCGTGAGCGCCCCCACTGCCGAGCGCGTCGCCACCACCGACGCGCTCGCCACGCTGCTGATCATGCGCCTCGACCCGCTCGGACTGCGCATCTCACGACCGGAGGCTGAAATGCTCGCCCACGCAATCGAGTTCGACTTCGAGGTCGAGTTCAAGAACGAGGCGTTTCGAGGTGTGGCATGAGGGGGATCGGCAGCCTGGCGAATGCGATCTGGCGCGAGTACGACCGGGCCCTCGACGACCTCTTCGACGACCTCGTTCGAGTCCTGGAGGACTTCGGACACGACGAGTCGGAGTGGGTCAGCATCGTCGCCGACGAGTTGCCGGGGGACATCGCCGACGCGTTCGAGGAGTGGATGGCGTGACCGGCCCGCACCCGAACGAGGAAGGCCTGACGCCCATCCTGCGTCTCTACTACGACGCACCGATCGAGGACCCCGCGGAGTGCGGTGGCTGCCGCAGCCTTGGGGCCCACTCCCCGCGGTGCTGGACGCAGCCAGGCGCTCTCTGGAAGCGCCTGGCTGACAGGGCAGAAGACCTCGCCGACACGATCGGGCCCAACGATCATGAGGCGGCGAACATCGCGTATGACCTCGCCGGTCGATTCCGGGCACGGTGCCGAGAAGAGGGCGGCAATGGCTGACGAGAAGCCGAAGCATCCGCACTGCATCAAGTGCCTGGCCCTGACCAATCGCTGGGGCGGCGTCTGCATGGACTGCCAGCTCGGGAAGAAGAAGTCCTCGTGATCGCCTGTGGCGCTGCCTGTATGGGTCAGGTGAACAGCAACAACTTCACCTCCGTTGCCGGCGGCCGACCGCCGGACTGGGGTGCCCTGATCTTGTTCCTCATCGTCGTCGCGAGCATCCTCGCGATGATCGGCTACGCAGTATGGGAGATGTACCGATGACCGACAGCAGCAGCACGATCTACGTCGCCACGACCACGGGCGGCCAGGTCGCCTTCAACGCGACCGACCGATGGGCCGGTCCGCGGTGCTACGCCTACAACACCACCGGCCCCGCCCGAGCGATCGCGAACAAGGTCGACGGCAAGGTCCTCGCCGTCACTATCCACGACGACGGCGTGGTCACCACCGAGTGGCTGCCGGCGAAGCGCGGCCGGTGAGCGTGCGCATCGCGACCTATCCCGAGTCGACCAAGGCGCTCCTGTCCGCACTCCTCACCCGCATGGATGGGGAGTACTCGGTGGAGACGGTCACTGACGAGTGGGGCGTTGTCGGGACATTCCTCGAAGGTCGGGTTGATCTGTCGGCCCTCTCGATGTGCTTCCTCGACGAGCTCGAACAGTTGGTGAGGGAGCGCATCAGCACGCGGGAGGTGCACCGTAACCGCGAGATCGCCGCGATGCTTGCCGACGCCAAGGTCACCATCAGGGCCATGGCCAGCACCGCCGCCATCCCGCCGCAGCTCTACGGAAGGAATGACCGTGGCTGACGTCTACGAGGTGACGCTCTACGTCACCGAGACGATCGAGGTCGTCGCCGACAGCGAGGACGAGGCGTACGCAGAGGCTGAGTCCATGGCCGACCTGGACACGTGGGACTACCACGACGTCGTCCGCGTCGGGCCCTCACCCTGGGACGAGGACGACTGATGGCTCAATCCTGGAAGCATGCAGAGGCATCCGCCCGGCACTTCGGCGGGGTGCCGGAGGACTACATCGCGATCCATGAGTGGATCGATCAGTTCAAGAACGTCGTAGGCGACGTCACCCACCGCCAGTACCTCCACCACTCCTCGGGTCCATGGATGGCCCAGGAGGTGTTCGGCCGAACGATCCGGAACTCGGCTGGCAAGCAGATCGTGGTCCGCGACATCGCAGAGAACCACATCACCGAAGACCTCGGCTGGATTCCATCGCCAGCTGACTGGTCCGCCTGCCTCACCTGCAAGGTGTGGATGGGCGGCAAGCGCAACAAGTTCATCGGCCGCGAGGAACTTCTCAAATCCTCACTGCCGCACCCGAATAAGTCCCGAAAGGAAGTAGAATGACGACCGCTCCCGACACCCTCCTCGGCCGTCCGATCCGTGGCGACATCAGCCACTACAGCGGCAAGAAGATCGTCGAGCAGAAGCCGATCGAGATGCTCCTCGACGCGCTCGACACCCTTTTCGCCGACCCGTACGTCGTCAGCGTCCGGTGGAAGCAGTACACGCCCTACTTCAACGACGGCGACCCATGCGAGTTCGGCGTGAACGACATCGGAGTTCGGTTCGCAGACACGGCCGACGACGCCGGCGACTACGAAGACGGCTACATCGACGCCTGGTCCATCCGGTTCGATCGTCAGTATCGCGTTGCTCGCGACGGCAAGGACTCCGAGTACCCGGGCATCTCAGACGAACTGCATGACGCCATCGCGGCACTGAACGACGCAGTCGCCGGCGGCGCGCACGAGGTCGACCTCCGCAAGTTCTTCGGCGACCCGGCCGAGGTGACCGCCACCCGCGAAGGGTTTGACGTCGAGTTCTACGACCACGACTGATTCCTGAGCGCACATCGCAAGTCCTGTCCCTCGGTTGGGGGACAGGACTTGTTCTGTTGCAGGGGGTCTCGGATCTTTGTTGTTGCATGTCTCGCGACTAGTGATAGAGTTTCTGAGTTCAACCTGAGATTTACCTGATTGGAGACCCCGCACTATGAACATCCGCACTCGGCTCGCTGCCGTCGTCGCCAGCGTTGTCGCTGCCACCTCGATCGCCACCGGTGTCGCGAACGCGAGCCCGTCCTCGCCCACGACCGGCGACATCATCCGCTACGAGTTCAGCTCGAACAATCGCAACGTGGACAGCATCTACTGGTACGACGGCTGGAACGAGGACCACCGCTTCCCGGAGAGCTACGACCGGTACGCGGTGTTCAACACCTCGTACAAGAACGCCAATGGACACACTCTGTGGCTGGCCAAGAGGACCGTCCGGTCGAACTCGACGTACCAGATCACCGGCGGGTACATCTCCGCGCATGACGACGTCTCGCGAGCGTACGTGGCATGCAGGGTCTACGTGAACGACGTGCTGATCGAGTCTGACTACGCCACAGGTAAGTACGCGACGGCCTACTGCTGATGCGTCGCCTGATCTGCGCTGTGCTCGTGGCCGCCGGGCTGTTACTCACCGCGGGGTGTGGAAGTGACAGGCCGGGCTACTCGCACACGTTCGAGACCGGGACGACCGGCACGTACGCGCCTTCCCGGGTGCCGAGCGACCTCGTTGTCGACGGCTTCCGAGCGGGGCGCGTCATCGAGACTGTCACCGAAAAGGCCGGATACTCCGTCCACAACACTACGGGCCGGGTCATCTTCCCCAAGGGTCCGCGGCAGCTAAGCCCTGGCGTCTACATCGTCGAGGGGCGCAGCTCGTCAACGCCCGGTCAGTGGTACTCCTGCTCGCAGTGGTGCCCGAATGCGTCGTCGCCGTACGCCATTGGCAGTGGACTGGTCCTGGCCGGCGAGGGGGATCTCCTGTCCGTGAACAACGACGTCGACCTCATTGTCCTCCAGGACGTCGTCCTACGGGAGATCGCCACACAGTAGGAATCCGGCAGCCGAAACCCCCCGAAAGCGCCCAGCGCCGGGGGGTTTCGTCGTATCCGGAGAGCCCTCGTGCCTGTTGCCTGTCTCGAATAGGCTCAGCTTGAGACAGGCAACGAGAGGGATTGCAGTGAAGATCAGGGTCATTCGCATTCGCGGAATCGGTGAGCCGACCGAGGGCCGCACGATGCTGCACTCCGTCACCGCGGCACTGCCGCAGGATCGGTACGAGTTCGTCGATCTCGACTGGGCGGCGCAGTACGGACCGGTCGGCGCCAAGGGGATGCTCGGCTCGGACTACGAGACCGCGCTCAATGAGGGGCTGGCGCGCCTCCTCTATCTCCTCGCCGAGAAGCCGGCCGTCATCATCGGCTACTCCGGTGGCGCCCACCTCGCCCACAAGGCGGCCTTCCTCGGCCATCCCAACATCGTCGCCGCGGGGTTCGTCGCCGACCCAGCCCAGCCCCGCGGCCTCGCCAACGCGGGCTTCGGCATCACCGGTGAGCATCTGCCGATCGCCCGGGACCTGCCGACGCGCTGGATCTACAACCCTCGCGACATCATCTGCTGCGCACCGGCCGACTCGCCCCTGCGCACCATCTCCGACGTCACCGGCAAGTTCGGGGTCTACAACTTCTCCGCGTGGGGCTGGGACATCATCGACCGGCTCAAGACCGGTCGCTGGCAGACGTTCGCCAAGCACATCTTCGCCGACCCTGGCTATCAGCTGGAGCGGTACAACCTCGCGATCCAGGGCGCCGGCGGATACCTCGGCCGCTTCGAGCACGAGACGGCGTACCTGACAGGCCGGACACGGCAACTCGCAATCTGGATTCAGGCGGTCACCCAGTGAAGGTCGAGGACATCACACAGTTCCATACGCTCGACGATGCCGAACGCGAAGTCATCGCGTCCATCTCGGAGCTGAACGGCCGTGCGAAGCGAGCGGGGGAGGCGGGTGCGGTCGAGTCCTGGACGATCCTGCACCGGCTCATCGACGAGGATCTCGAAGTCCTCGACGTCATACGCGAAGGCCGGCGGGAGGAGTATCGGAAGCTGCACCGGCAGCTCACCCCGAAGTTCTCCAGCCCGCCGACCGGCGTGCAGTAGCGCCCGGCAGTCACCGGGCAATGGCGGTGTAGTTCACCCGCCGTTCCATGCAGTGCTCGTAGTACCGCACCGCCGAGCCGAGATCGTTGCGGATCTGGATGAACCGCTCGTACGGGTCCTCGTCCTTCTCGGCCTCGTCGTAGAGCGCCGTGAGCCGGGCCAGCTCCTCGCGTGCCTCCTGCAGCGACAGCGAGGAGAACCGGTCCATGTAGCTCATCTCGGCGTCCTCGCGCCGCGCTGCCGGCGACTGGCCGATCAGCGAGTACAGGCTCATCAGGCCCCCCTTCCGTACAGTTGACGCAGACCATCTGCGATCTCGGTCCACTCGTCGATCACGCCCTTGGCGACGTCATTGACGAACGCCTCCGCCCGGTCGACATCGAGGGCCCCGGTCGGTGTGATCCCGTTGATGTGCAGGAACACGCCGGCACTCGCCCAGGCTGTGCGTTTGTTGCCGTCCACGAACGGGTGATTGCGCGCCAGGGAGTGCATGAGCGACGCGGCCTTGTCCCAGTGAGTGGGGTAGGCGTCGAGCCCGAACGCTGTCGCACGCGGCCGGGCGACAGCAGCCTGCAGCAACCCCTCGTCGCGAACGATCACCTGCTCACCGCACGCCACGGAGCCCGCGGTGAGGACATCTGTCCGATCCAGAAACTCCGTCACCGCAGCCTTTCGTTAAGTTCCGAGGACCAGGCCGCGACCGACTGCGCGGCCTCCATGACCCGGCGGCGGTGCTGACTCGACCGATCAACCGCGGCGTCGTGCACGAACGGCTTGAGTGAGACACCCTCGCTCTCGGCCGCGGCCTTGATCTGGGCGTGCTCCTCGTCGGTGAACTCTACGTTTAGTGATGGCATGTCAACTCCTCTCGTTGAACTCGATGGTACCCGATCTGGTACCAATCCGGCACCTGTCATTTGATGAGCCCTCGCATCTTCACTCGTTGGTGGCCGATCGCCGTATGGCCGACCGACATATTGCTTCCGGTGCCGGCCATGGTGAACGCCGCGAACTCCTCGTCCCGCCGCCGGCACATCCGTTCCCGCCGCCGGGCGGCCGCCGCAGACCTTGCGAGTCTGCTGGAGCGGCCGCCCTTCCGGTTCCTGTGGCTGATCTTCGAGCCCCCTATCCGTATGCGATCTCGCCGAACATGGCGATCTGGAGGATGCAGTCGGCGTCCCAGGCGTCGTAGTCCGAGTCCCAGCCATCGGTCTCGTCGAGGAGCTTCATGCGGGCGGCCGTCGGCTCCCGTCGATACCCGGGGTTGAAGAACTCGATCTCGCCCAACTTCACCAGGTTCAGTGCACCCTCGATGTCGCCGAGGGTGATCGCCTTCGGCTCGAAGTCGCACGGCTCCAGCGGGCCCAGCGTGACGCTCAGGTAGACGATCCCGTGCTCGCCGTGGTCGACCGTGACCTCGTCGATGTCGACGGCCCAGTAGTTCGCCGCGGCAACGCCGGTCACCAACAGGCTGGAAAGGAACTCCAGGCGACGGTCGGAGCGGGCGCGTGTGGTCTCACTCATTGATCAGTACCTCCTCGATGATGATTTCGGTCTTGCGCTTGATCTCGTACTCGGCTGCCAAGTCCTTGCGCAGCTTGCGAATTGCACCCTCGGCGTCGAGCGCCTGGATGTACGTGGTGTGCGACCAGTCGCCCCAGTCGCCCGGGTACCGGCCGCGCCAGTAGATGACGTACTCGCGCTTCTTGCGCCGCGGGGCCTTCACTCGACCCCGCCGATGTGATTGCGGTCGACCGGGTCACAGCACTCGCAGATGCAGCCCTCGGAGTGGGTCTCGCACTCGCGCCCAGTCTCGGTGTGCCACAGGTAGTGCAGCTTCGCCTCGCCGTCATCGACGACGTACCTGCCCTCCTCGGCGTTGCCCTCCGCGCTCGCCAGTGAGCCCGACAAGGCGCAGGTGCCGATGTGCTCCAGTAGCGTCGGGTAGATCAGCTTCTGGAAGCCGACCTCCGGCATGGTCGAGTGACCCCAGCGGCTCTCGTAGAGAACGATGCCGATCTCGTCGTGTGGGCAGCTCACTTCTTGCCCCCCTTCGGGAGGGCGACCAAGATGGAGATGCCGGTCTTGTCGAAGACCTGGTACTCGACGAGGTCACCAGCCTCGTTCGCAGCCAGGCTGATCGAGGTGTGATCGGCCGAGTGGTAGATCTGGCGGAGCTCGCCGGTGACAGTGATGTCGACACGCTCAGCTCGACCGAAATCGGCGTGCGTGTCGAAGCGGATGATCTCGTCGATGTGGCCGCCGTGAAGCGTCTCGGCGTCGATGACCTTGTCCACGACCATGTCTGGGAATGCCTTCTTCATCAGTTCTCCTTCGGGTTCCTGCGGGCGTGTGACCGCTCCGCGATGTTCATGAACATGCCTGCGATGATCGCGTCGGCTTGACGCTGCGCCCGCCGGGCTGGGGCAGCCTCCTTGCGCAGCTGACGGCCGCGACTTCTCTTCTCTCCCATGTCAGTACTCGCCCTTCCCGCGCACCCAGGTCACATCGACCCCGTCCGCCGGGAGGCCGAACAGGATCGCGTCCATCGCCCGGGTTCGGACGGCATCGCGGATGTCGGCCGGCGACATGTCCAGTCCGCCGATCACGCTCTTCCGGTACTGGCTGGGGTCTACCTCGACCGTGAACTCCACGTTGATCTTCATCATCAGCCGATCCACGCCCGATCCCAGTCGCCGGCGTCGTAGAGCCGTGCGAGCCAGTCGTCGATCTCGTGCTCGTCGATCTCGTAGCCGATATGCTGCTCGAAATCCTCGACGGCGTAACCCATCTCCTCGACCACCTCGCGGACGATCGAGTGCGGGCTCGCATCCTGGTGCCAGCGCGAACCCTTGATCATGCCTGCGATCTGTCGGGCCAGATCCGCCAGTTGCTCCGGTGTCGCGTCGGACGGGCAGTCGTAGATCGCGTCCTTGACGCCTTCGACGTGGTACCTCCACCGGGCCATGTCAGTTCGCCTCCATCCACGCCCGCAGATCGGCGAGCTCGACGACCGGGTTCCAGCCGTGGCCGGGTGTCGAGTTCTTCCAGACCGTCGGCAGGCACACGATCGCGTGGTGCAGCTCGTCGGTCTCCTCATCCAGGTCGAAGCCCTCGAAGCTGTCGATGCTCTTCGGCTCGTCCGGGCGGTGATACCCGCGGGCACTGCACGGTCGCTTGTTCTCGTCGTCGACGTAGATGACCTCGATGCCCAGCTTCGTCATCCAGTCGATGACCGTCTGCACCGCGGCGTGGGTGCGCACGATGCCGGTGATCGCGTCCTCGGCCTGCTGGAGGGTGTCGTGCGTGCTCACGATCGTGTCGGTCCTGATGTCGAAGACGTCGAACGTCCCCTGGGTGAACTCGACCGCGTTGAACCGGCCCAGAGCGGGCGGGGGAGGGGTCCAGTCGACGCCCTGCCAGAACGCGAGATCGTCGTCGTCCTGGTCGCTGAACGGTGGCATCGCCGGTGGCGCAACCGGAGCCAGCGCGATGTTGATGAACTCCAAGACGTCCCCGCTCCAGTTATCCTCTGCGCCGAGACGGGCGATCAGCTTGGCGCAGGTGATCTGGGCCTTGCGGGCGTCGATCTTGTTCGCGATGTCGATGATGCTGGTCATGTCAGTTGTCTCCCTTGCGGTCTGCGATCTTGCGAAGCTCGGATGCGCGGCTTGCGATCTTGCGAAGTTCGGACACGGAGACGTAGTTCTCCATGTTGTAGTACTTGTTCTCCCGCTGTTCTGCGATGGAGGCGTCCCACATCGGCTGGAAGGGCAGCCGCTGGGCTATGGCGTGCCATAGGCGCACGTCGACCTTGGGCGACCGGGGAAGCTCATCCCACCGATCGACCTCCTCGCCATCCATGACGAACCCGCCGTCAACCAGCTCGACGATGTTGCCCTCGTCCTCGTCTGATGACGTTGTGAAGACCAGGAACTCGGTGCTGGGGTAGTGCTCGTCGATGATCTCCAGCAGCGCGGCCACGGCAATCTGGCTCGCGGCATCCTCGAACCGCTTGACGACCTCGACGCATTTCGCGAACTTCTCCGTAGCTGTGTCCATGTCAGTTCTCCTGTCCGGCCGGTGTCAGGACCGACCATTCTTCGATTTCGGACCCGGTGACCTCGCCGGTGACGGTCTCGCCTTCGAGGCCCGAGAAGTCGTGCTCGAAACGAAGCCCGTCGAGGAACTCCTCCTGCACATCGGCATCCCAGGTGGCGAAGTCGGCCGGCACTTCCAGCTCGGCCTCGTATCGCGTCGAGAGGACCTCATCCTCGACCCACTGCAGACGGACCTTCATGTCAGTTCTCCTTGCATCCGAGTTCGGCGCACATGGGCGACCGGTAGGTGTTCTTTTTGCGGTGTGCGGCAACATGTCCGGCGAGTGCCAGCTCGTCGAAGAGGGTCTCGAAGTTGCCCCTGTTCAGCAGCATCTCGATCAGCTCTTCGATCACCGCGGTCGTGTCGGCACGTCGGTCATGACGCTCGCGGATGAGCTCGGTGTGGTCCCGCAACTCCAGGATCTCGTCGGCGAAGATCGCCAGCGTCTCGGCGGGATTCCAGTTCGCCAGCTCGTCGATGTGCGTCACGCCGCACCCGCCTCGGCCGCAGCCTTGCGGGCTTCCATCGCCGCGAGGAGAGTGCGCTCAGTGAAGCGTGCAACCTCGTCCGGATCGGCACCGGCCGCGATCGCAGCAGCGGCACCCTCCTCTGTGAGCGTCACCTGGCACATGTCCATCTCGACGGCGTCGGTCGTCATCTGCTCCCAGATCGCGTGCTCGTACTCCAGGTCTCCTGGGAAGACCTCGCGGGACAGGTACTCGCGGATCGCCCGTGCCATGTACCAGGTCTCGTCATCGGCGGTCCGGATGAAGCCCGAGATTCCGCGACCATCCTCGATCGTGATCTCGTTGTCGTCGAGCCACCGATTCAGGGCGTCGGCGTCGATCGTCCATCGCGCCATATAGCCGTCGGTCGTGAAGTTGTACTCCCGCGGGGACCAGGTCTCGCCGGTCCACTCGACGTCCAGGATCACGGGGTCAGTCGACTTCCAGATCGGAGCCTTGTCGCCATTCCGGATCAGCTCGTGGGGGAGGGCCTGCTGGATCGCATAGATCGACGCCTCGGCCAGCCACTCGATGAATGACTGCATGTCCCAGTCGATGTCGAAGTACTCCCACCAGGTGACATCTTCGATCGCGGCGAAGTCGACGCCCAGCCACTCTGCGATGTGGTCCTGCTCGCCCTCGATGTGGTTGTCCGAACCGAGATCGAAGACCGAGTAGGTGTCGATGTGGTTGACGTGGGTCATCGTCGAGCCGAAGTCCTCGACCACAACGCCGGTCTGAAGTACCTGTCCCATGGTTGCCTTTCCGTTGCGCGACCTTCGCGAACAACAAAGGCGCCGAACGGTGCTCGGCGCCAATGCAATTCGTGTGGTCAGAGATTGTCGAGCTCGTCGACTCCGGGCAGGGGATTCTCGTCATCGAGCCGGGACTGGTTCACAACCCACTCGCCATAGCCCAGGCGCGTCTCGTCATTCCAGACCTCACGACGCCAGTCCTCGATCGGGTAGTCCGGATGCTCGATCCAGTTGTTCCAGCCGCCAGCCGGTTTCGTCATCAGAACATCCCCCGGATCTCGGCCTCGTACGGCCTGAAGTTGTTGACGGCGCCCCAGTCGATGCCGGCTAGATCCGCCAGGTGCCTGAGGTTATTGAGCAGGTCGCCCATCGCGGTGGCGACCGACTCGTAGGGGTAGACGCCGGTGTGCTCCCCGAACGCTCGCAATCCGATGAGGCCGAACGCCGCCCGGGTCATGTTGTCCTCGGCGCACCGCCCGAAGTCACCCCAGATGCATTCCGTGTCGCGCTCGGCGTAGCCGTTGAGCGCACGTTCGACCTCATCGAACGACGCGCCGTCATCATCGGCGTCGTCGAGCTGCGCGGCGATCGAGTTGAGCTTGGACGGTGTTTCGTGGTGGGACATTTCATTACCTCCAGGGTGAGTAATCGAGTGACAGCACGAGACAGGCAACGGTCGCACCGCAGACCAGCTTCACGTGAGTCATGAACGGGGACTGCATGAAAGGGGAGTGCAGGAACATCTGCCAGCGGATCACCATGCGAGGGGCGCCGTGATCGGAGCGTCGCAGTCCTCGCAACCCTCGGGCGTGAGTTCCATGTCGCGACAGACCGGGCAGACCTCGCCGATGTCGGCATTGGGGTCATCAGGGTACCGGACGCACAGGGTCGCGAACGCCTCCTCCTCGGACCAGAAGTCGCCCGCTATCATCCCCTCGTCATTGAAGATGCCGTACTCGGTGGATGCCATCAGTTCCCGCCCTCCGTCCGAGGCGTGATGGTCAGCGAGTTGACGAAGAACCCGAGGGCCTCGATGGCTTCCCAGATCTCGTCGGCGTGATCCTCGGCCGTGTTTGGGGCCGAGGTGATGATCTCGATGTCCATGTCAGATCTCCCTGGAGTCGATGGTCGTGATGTCGTCGATGTGAGTCCCCGGCGCGAACCGCAGGCACAGCGCCTCCTGGGCCCGCTGTGCCGCCATCGAGCACGCGCCCTCGTAGTCGTCGTCGGGGTAGTAGCCCTCGACGGTCAGCTCGACCTGGAGGGTCACCGTGTGCCGGAGCTCGACCTCGGTGGTCTCATCGTCGATGTCGTTGTCGTGCATGGCTTTCTCCTAGAAGTTCTTCGCACCGCACAGGTCGCACGACCCGTCGGTGATCTGGTGTAGGCCGCCGGTCCGCAGATCGGGGCAGGGGGTTTCGATGCCGGGGAGGTAGAAGCGCTCCCACATGTGGATCAGCGTGCCGACGTTGTCGCCGTCGTACGCCTCGTACGCCTCCACGAAGTCGTTGAGCGTGGCCATGTCAGAAGTCGTAGTGCGCGGAGATCGCGCAGAAGAGGGGAATTTCGTCGTCGTCCTGCGCGGTGTAGCCGAGCGCGTCGTCGAATAGGCGCAACTCGCGGATGAACGGTTCGTTGCGCGGGTCCGATGACCTGCGCCCGAAGAACACTCGCGGGCCGAAGAAGGTCTCCGGATCGACGACAGCCAGTTCCTGGATCATGGTCAGTACCCCTCCGGCGTGAGCACTTCGAGGTCGAAGCCGTCGGCGGAACCCTCGGGCATGTCGGACACCTCGATACCCTCGCGGGTCAGACCGTCGAAACCGCTGTCCTCCAGCTCGGCGAGCCCGTTGGCGAAGTCGTAGTCATCAGGGTTGTCAGCGACCTCTTCGGGCACGAGGATCATGCGCGAGTGCTGCGAGACCTCAGTCCAGGTGACGCACACGGCGCGCATCAGACAGCCGCCTTGCGAATCTGGGCGATGCGGACCGGCAGAACCTGGCCGTCGCCGTACTTCGCGATCCGGGCCTGCCTGCGCCGGATGGTCTCTGCTCGTGCCTCTTCGCGGGTGCGTCGTGCCATGATGACTTCCTCCTAGCTATAGGTTTGCGACCGTCGCAAACAACAAGACCCCCGACACCTGTTCGGGGGTCATGCAATTCGTGCGGTCAGGCTTCGGTTGTGACGACCAGATCCTCGGCGCGGTTCAGGTAGGTCGGATACCAGTCGACCACGATCTCGCCGTTCAGGTCGATGTGGACAACGCGCCCCCGGTGCCAACCGTGAGCTTCCTCGACCTCATCGCCGACTCGGATGTCGTGGGGCATCATGCGAGACCCGCCATCTCCAGCACGTCATTCCAGCCAGCCTGGTCGATGTCGAAGTAGGTCATCAGCCCGACCGCGTCATGACAGCTCGCGAAGATCAGGCGACCGTCGTCGAGCTTGTACAGGTAGTACTCCATCTCCAGCTCGGGGCTGTAGGCGTACTCGTCGTACTCGGCATCTTCGATCTCAGCCGGGGTGCGGATGCCTCGTCGGGAGATCATGCTGCCTTCGCCTCTCGAATCTGCGCCGAGACCTGCTCGATCGCCCACTTGAGCTCGCTCACAACCTCGCTGATCACGTACTCGTCGCCGACAAAGCCCCACACCGATGAGTCGATGACGTCGCCAAGCGGGCTCTCCAGGGTGATGACGTAGCCATAGACCTCGCCGTCCCAGTACTTCTCCATTTCGTCGGCGACGCCGTTCTCCTCGACCCCGGCCGGCATCACCGAGATGACAGGCAGCCAGTCACTCGGCCCCTCGCCACTGAACGTGCGGAACTCGACGTTGAGACCCAGCAGCTCGCCGTACCGGGTCAGCACCCTGTGGACGTAGTCGCGGTCGATGCAGTACTCCCTGTGGTCGGGGTAGATGCGCTCCACCGCCCGCTGAAACGCGGCCAGAGACTCGTTGTGCTCGTCGTACAGGTCGGTGCAGGTGTAGTTCGCCGACTGCGACCCCGGCTCGATGAACAGGGCAACCGCGCAGCTCTCCATGTCGCCGCAGATGTCCTGCCAGGTGTGATCGGTGTCGCGGATGACCTCGACCCGCCCGATGTCACCCGACCCGAACATGCCCGACAGGCGATTGACGTCGACCCCGGTCAGGGTTGACAAGGTCTCGGGCGTGAGGTCGAGAACGTAACCCTCGCCGGTGAAGTCGAACTCGTACAGATGCATGATTCCTCCTATGTCGCGACCATCGCAGACAACAAAGGGCACGAGACTTGCTCGTGCCCAATGCAATCGGTGTGGTCGATCAGCCGCGCACCATCGCGACCTTGCGCATGTTCACCGGCTTCCGAAGACTCACCTTCGGTCGCTTGATCAGACTCACTGCCATGTCACTCACCACCTTCCAGCTCGTCGATGCGATCGTTGACGTCCTGGAGATCCCAGGACAGCTGTTCGTGATTGCCGCTGCCCACGACTGCCCGTGACGCTCGGCGCTCCAGTTCCTCGCGCCACTCTCGCGCCTCGGCCAGGGTCATGTCGGCGACGTACATCAGATGCCCCCTCTCGCCTTGCCTAGTTCGCGTTTTAGCTGCTCTTTCATCCACTGCCAGTGCCAGTCTCCGTAGCAGTCCCCGCTCTGGAAGTCCTCAAGGGCCGCCAAGGTTCCCACTCCCTCGTTTGTCCATATGTCGAGGAATGCGGCTAGGCCCTTATCCTTAAGCGATACCGCTTGGTCCTTGTGCATGTCAGTCGACGATCTCGTAGATGCGGCCGCCGTACTCGACGAAGTTGCCCTCGATGTCGAGGTCCCGGGCGAACGATTCGTAATCGAAGTACGTCTCGATGGTCTGCCTCACTGCCTCGTGGATCTCGGGCAGGATGAACTCGGATACGTGCTCACCGGCGACCTCTTCCATCGTGCTGCAACCGGTGTCGATGACGTCAGCCTCGGCGAAGCTGTCGGCGTAGTGCTCGCCGTGATGCTTGACGTAGGCGAAGTACAGGTCGGGCTCACCGCCCATCCGCTCGACGTGCGCCAAGACCTCCGAGATCGGGTCGTACTCGCCGATCTTGATCGGCCCAAACCCGTCGTAGTCGTGGATCGCGAACTCCTCGTGCGGCCCCGACCATTCGTTGACCTTGCGCAGTAGCTCATCGCCGCGAGCAAGGATCTCCTTGATCTTCGCGTAGACATCCTCGGCGTCGGTGTCGGCGTCCAGCTCGACCCACTCGCCGACCAGGTGACCCGCGTTGTATGCCGCGAGATCGGCAATCCAGATGCTGGGCATTGTTCCTCCAGTTGTGTTGTGACTCATGCGAACAACGCACACGGCCAGACATGCTGGCCGCGACGCAATCGGCATGGATCAGGGGAGAAGGGCGGAGTACTCCGCATGGTCGATCTCGGCGAAGATGTACCGGCGCATGATCTCGGCCGCATCGGTCGCCGACATGCCCGCCGGGACATCCTTCCCGTGGCCGAACATGAAATTGCCGATCAGCTTTGTGGGGATACCGAGATCGCGCACCCGCTGGGCAGCCTCCGGCCCCAGGTCGATCCATAGCTGCACCCGACCCACCGACTCCAGGTGCAGGACGTTGTAGCGCGTCGAGACGTTGTTGCGATCGAGGGTGAAGTCGGCAACAGGCGTGGGCATGATTCCTCCAGAATCGTTGGGAGAGTCTGCGATTGTTCGCGAGACAACACGCGGACCCGTTACCATGAGAGACAGGCAACGGGTCCGATGCAATCAGGCGATCAGGCAGCGATTAGGGCGCGCTTGCGGAGATCGAGAGTCCTCGGCCGATACCCGCCGAGATGAACCACGCGGCCCGCTCGGCTCGCGATCCACTCGACGATCTCGTCGATGTGGAAGTTCACGTAGGACGAATCGACCATCTCGGGCCATTCGTCGGTCACGCCGGTCCCGTCGAATGCGACGCTCTCCAGGAGGTCGAGCACACCGTCGGCCAGGTTGAACTCGTCGATGCCGAGAGCGTCGGCCAGGGCGCTACGGGCATCCCGCCGAGCGTAGATGTCCCAGTGTTCGGCGATCTGTTCCATCTCGACTGTCGAGTACTCGTCGTCATCCAGGACCGGGTAAGCCTCCAGTGACCGGAGGACATCGACCAGGTCGTGAGGTGCGATCGAGTCGAGGTCGAGGGCGATGTGGTCCGAGCCGGAGTATGGCCCATCAGTCAGACCCTCGCAGTCGGACCAGCGATCGGCGAGCACGCGATAGTTGCTGATGTCGATCACGTCCGCATAGCCGTGGACGTCCCGGCCCATCGTGTGGCGGAGGACCAGGACCTCGACCTCGTCGACCGTGAAGTCCCGGAATCCGCGATCGTTGGTGAAGTGCTGGTAGCGGCGAGAGATCGCGAGATCGGCGAGATGGTCGACCGCCGTTGTCCAGCTGTCGCCGTAGGTCTCGACCATGACCTCGCGAACCGTCATCGCCTCGATCAGGACGCACGGATGGTCCCAGTAGTCGAGATCGCGGAGATCGCAGTACGAACGGATCGCGTCATCTTCGGTCCAGCCCTCGACAGGCGTGCCGCAAACCTTGAACATGATTCCTCCAGGTAGTGGGTTTGGAGAGTCCGTGTGGACAACACGCGGCCCGATGCGAGATCGGGCCCATGCAATGCACACGAGACAGGCAACAGTCAGGCGTAATCGAACATGAATCGGTATTCGAGTGTCCCGCTCAGCGGGGTGTCGATCGAGACGAACACCTCGTCGCGGCCATCGAGTACGTCATCCTCGAAGACCTCCACCGAGACAGTCGTCTCCTCGTCGTCGCGCATCTCCAGGTCGATCAGCATCGCCTCGCGAGTCGTGAGATGCTGCTGTCCCCAGCCCCAGCCAGCCTCGCGGTAGGCGACCCAGATCTCACCGCCGGTCGGGGCGAGCGATGCACGTAACGCGAAGTCGAGAGTCGAAGCGGCCATGATGGATACCTCCAGGTAGTGAGATGGATTGCCCGTGTGGACAACACGAGACCCGCGATGGTGGACCACGGGCCTCATGCAAAGCACACGAGACAGGCAACAGGTCAGAGCGCGATTGTCGCCACCGGCGCGTTCCAGTCGGTGCGAACGTGCCGCGCCGGGCCCTGCAAGACTCGACCGCGATTGATCTGGTAATGGCGAGTCGCCAGGTGGCGGTAGAAAGCGCGCAGAGCGGGAGTGACATTCGTGCGAGATGAGTGACGAGCCATTTTTCCTCCAGTTGTGGCGAAGTGATACGAGACAGGCAACGCTGTCAGTATGCGGCAGCGAGAGCCGCCGCGAGAGCCTTACGGTTGCGGATCGGTGCCGACGAGAGCACCCGACCGCCCTTTGTGCGAATCGTGACGAGACCAGCGGCGTCGACGCTGCCTTTCCCATGGAAGTCGGCCGAGATTTCGACAATCCGGCCGCCGTTGGTCTTGACCGTTTTCGAGGCGTGGAATTTCTGGACATCCAGGTGTCCACCTCGGCCGACACTGGTCGCAATGTTCGCAGACCAGCCCGTTTTCACGGCCCGATCACGTTCGATCTGAATCGCCTGACGTTTCATAATGGTCCCCTTTGTTCCGAAAGTGACATTGTGCTTGCCACTTTAGAGAGAGCGCCCATTGGAATTGTCACAATGGGCGCCACTCTAAAGATTGACATGCGTAGTTGTTACACACTTTCACAGTTTGACCAGCACAAAGCTGGCAGCGTGTGGCGGATTACGCCGCCCGTCTGAAGTATTTTTTGCCGCTATTCTCCCCACGATAAGCAAGCCTAAATGCGGTCCCGATTAGTCACACAATCCACCCCTAATCAGGATTGTGCAGGTCTCGGTCGCAAAGCATGTTCGCATAGGCATCACTGCCTACATGCTGGCCCTACCGGCGTGAGTTGCGTCGACGTGGGTACCCGTTACCCGGACCGCGTGAACGGTCGGTGCAGGGGAGTCGGCGCGGTATCTCGCGGCACACTGTTGAGTTCTCAAGGATCACGTAGGCACGACAGCTCAAGCACCGGGGAGTGACGCCGTGCCAGGTGTCACCCGGTGGTAGTTGATTGGTCCCCTGCACGCTTGCTAGGCGTGTCGCATCAGGTGCCGCGTTGGCCGACTACCAGCCGTGCGGAGTGAGGGATGACCGGGAACTGTCCCGGCCCGACCGTTGCGCGACTCTCGACTATCGGTGACCACACCTGCACACCTTGTGCAGGACGTTACTGGTCCGAACCGGTAGACCCTTGGCCGCTGGTCGGTAGGCGCCTAGGTAGGCGGTCCCCGTGACGTTGCGTGTCTCATGCGAGTCACGTTAGCCGCTCTAGCGCTAGTGCGCAAGTCGCGGGTTGTGTTGCGTGTCATGGGGTCTCACCTGCCTTTCGGGTTGCTGGTCGGTTGCTGCGGTGACATCAGACAACGGCACCGGGCCCAGGACGTCAAGCACGACCCCCGAAATCGGGCCCACGTTGCCTGTCTCGCGAGCCACCTGACCAGGCCAAATGAGGCCAAATGTGACGCTCGTCACACCGCCCTGAGAACCAGCGTTCTCGGCTCGTTGTTACCGTTTCGTTACCGACTTCTGAGGGTGTCCTAAGTTCGGTGTTTCCGCAGGTCAGGGGCGGTTTTTGCCCTCGCGAGGCTCTGACCTGCACTTATGCCCTGTTCTCGCAGGTCAGACGCGGTTTTCGCACTAAAACCATGCCTGACCTGGGCAAACGAGGCATCGTCGCAGGTCAGGTACCCTAACGGTGCCTAAGCGGACCGCAACCGCGTCCGGCGAGTGCATCGCCGCAGGTCAGAGCGGGTGCGCAACCGGACCGCGCAGGTCAGGCGGCCGACGGGCGCCCGCGTGCCCAGTCGGTGCCCTGACCAGCGCAAACGTCGCATCGTCGCAGGTCACGGGCGGTTTTCGGGCTGCCTTAGGTGAGTGAGGAACACGCGCACGCGAGGGGAGCCGCGTTTCCGCAGGTCAGACGTGGTTTTCGGGCGGTCCGGGTGGCTGGAGGGTTGCGCCTACCGAAACTTGCAAGGGTGCCCTAACTTAGCCTGCCCTAACCGACCCGGGGGTGGGAGCCCCCTCCCCCCTGCGGCCCGCGGGCACGCAGCACTC